CAAGGAAGTAGCTGTAGATAACCCTCAGTTCGTTGGTCTCTAGGACAGCTATGCGAACCTCCCCGCGAGGACGACCCTTCTTGAGGAGCGACGGGTCAGACGAAGGCACCCAGTACGCCACCACAAGCTCAGTAGAGCCACCCCAGGTGTAAGTCCCAAGAGTAAGCACCTCAGCCTCTTCAAGGGGGTTACTCTGAACAGGCGCACCTGAGGAGACAACAACTCCCTCCTCAGTGGACAAACCAATAGAACGCTTTGGGCTCCACTCAACTAGACGCTGATACCCAAGAGCCTTTACGACCTCTCCCCTCAGGGAGAACTCGACTCCGTCCATGTCATCAGAAGAGCCCTTGCCCTGCCAGACACGGGTGTCTAGACCTGCGACATTCGCAGGCTCAAAGACCTGTAGCTTTCCTCTGGCTTTAGACATCGGCTAAGCCCTGAAGTTACTGTCGTCAGAGCCAGAGGCGTACAGCCAAGTCCCCTTGCCTACAACCCTTCGCCCGCCTCTCCCAATCAAGACACGCTGCTGGAAGTTGAGCCTGTCTTGCATGATCATCCTCTGGATACCTGTCTCGTAACGTCGCTGAACAGCGTTAGCTCTGGCCTGCTCATCCTCTGCATTGAGCATCAGCATCTCAGCGCCATCAAGAAGAGTGGTCGAGTAGCCTGAGTCAAACATCGGACGGTCGTCGTCGTCATCAAGCCTGAGAGCTTCCATCATCAGGAGCATGTGAACTTGGTAGGTGGAGTCTGGGTACGGGTAGAGCGTCAGGAACATAGTAGAGGCGCTGTCAGGGCCTCTGGTTCCTAAGTAGTCGTCAGACTCGTCGTCAACAACCGCAACAGACTGCTCAAGCTTGTCCCTAAGAAGGTATGGAACAGACCCACCAGCAGTGCTCCTGTAGATGCGGAGGACGTAGTCCTTGCGAGCCACTACCGTGGGCAGCGTAACCCGGTTCTGGGCAGCGCTTAAGGTAACGCTAGACTCTTCGCTCAGGGAGGACTCGGCCCCAGACTTCTGGTCGTAGAAGCTGTACCAGTACTTATAGGTAGCGCCAACAGTTAGAAGCCCACCCGCTCCCGCCGTTAGAGCCCCGAAGTCACTGACCTTCTTGCGCGGCCTGTAGATAGGCTTCTTCTCTATGACAGAGCAAGCAGTGGGCTGACCAGAGACATCCTTGTCACGCATGGACATCGTGGCTGGCTGGATAGCCTCTAGGCTTAGAGCGTAGGAGGTAGAGCCTGTGAAGAGAGAGGACTCAATGATTGACTCTGTGCCCAGGGGGAGGGCCACTTCGTCGTAGATGAACTTGACCGTGCCCTCTTCGGTCGCGGTTGTCGATGTCCCTGTGAACGGCCTGTCGAGGATCATTTGAGTCCCCGTACTGTTCATGTCGATGACTGTGTAGAAAGCGCTGTCGATAAGCACTCTCTTGCCCAACACTGTGGGGCCAGGGATTTTGTTAGCACCAAAGCCAACTTCGTTTTCGCCGTTAGTGTAGACGACACCGTTTACGCCAGCCGCTGTTCCAGTGACTGTAGTGCTTGCGTGAGTGTTCGCAGTATATTCCCTGCGAAGCCAGCCCCACTTACGCCTAGAGCAGATGTCTAGGTACGCCTGATTAATCCGGCGATTGAGTTTAGCGTCGGAGGCTGAGTAGTCCTCACGCCGCTCTTGGAGAGCCGTTCTGAGTTCCGAAAGGTTCACGAACGACCCTCCTTAAGCGAGTGAGTTTTTAGACTAAGCCTTGCGACGGTATCGGACCTGAAGATCAAGAGAGATTTCAGACGCGGTTCCATTGTCTTCGCTCTTAACCAGCGACATCATAAGAACGCGACCCTTCGGAACAACGGGTGTCGCAATAGGGACATCGTAAAAAACAGAGTCAGCCAACCCACCAGTCCCACTGGCAGTGGTGTCTATCGTGGCGTGGGTTGTGCTGGCTACGGCACCGCTATCCATGGAACTCACCTCAATCGTCAACCACTGTGCCGCAGCAGCATCTAGGGCAGACTCACCAACGATCTGAACCTTCTCCAAGTAGATGTCAGCGTCATCTACAATCAACACAACACCACCTTCGTCTAGCCCATCCCCATCTGGGGGGCTCTCCCAGCTTCTTGAAACACTCTCCATAACTGAATAACCGTGTGGAGCGTAATCTTTCGCTACCCGGCTAACATGTGCTGCAACAGCCATAATTCTAATCTCCTAGTTGCGTAAGGCAGGGGGCCGAAGCCCCCCACCTGACACACGTTGTTTATTATGCGCCGCCGAACGGACGGAGCCATACGTTGATAACAGAGGTCAGGCCAGCGCCGAGAGCCTCTAGAGCAACGCCACGAATCAAGCCGATTGAAGCCGCAGTATTGGCAACAGAGATATTTCCACCGTTCATGCCGGAGATAACCAACCAGTCGTTGCCAGGAGAGATGTCAAGCAAGTCTCCTACTGCGATACCGCCGACAGGAGCAAGCACCTGAACCTGGGCAGCGCCTCCAACGCGAATAATCATTCCGTCAAGGGTCTGGATGCTAGCCCCAGTCGGCGCGACAACAGAGCCCGTCACCGAAAAGAAGCCAGAACCAACGTCCAACGGGTTGTCGGCCCATCCATTGTCGGCACCACCCGCTGCGGGCGTAACGGCTCCATAGCCATCCTGCCCAACTGCGCCCTGCGCGAAGTCAATCTGCACAACATCACCAGCGACGACAGCGGCACCAGTATCATTACGAACACCAATGTCCAGCGTAAGAGCTGAACCACCAAACATAAAATCAGACATTTTAGTATCCCTCTCTTAGCTTAAAACTGAATCGCGCCAGCGAAATCGACGCAGCCCTGACGGGACAACGACGACGCAACCAGCATCGAGGTGAAGTAGGTATGGCTGAGGATCACATCGCTGTTAGGCGGCGTGAGGAACTCAGTCTGACGGAAGTCGTCCGAAGACAGGATGGCGAGCTGAAGGCCAATGGCCGTGCCCTTACCCTGAACAAGCGGGTTCTTTCCGGGAACCTCAAAGTATTCCGGCTTCAGGTTGAAGTCGGTGACTCCGCGCTTTCCACTGGTCGTCAAGAAGAAGGTCTTGCCAGTTCCTGAGAGTTCCTCATCGGGGACCACGGGGGTTCCGTTGAAGAGCAGGTTCTCAAAGCCCTGGTTCCACATCGCAACGTCACGCTCTTCCTGGTTAGGAGCAACGAGTCGCTTGAAGAAGCGGTAGACCTGCGGGTCCGTCAGGATGATGTCAGGATGAGTGCCCTTCTTAGAGCAGTTCATGTAGACCTCTTCCCAAACGTCTAGACCATCAGTGCCGAACGCAGTGATTGCGCCGTACTGGTTCTGCCACGTAGAAGTGAAATCACCCTTCGCGATCCCGCCAACGTTGCCTGTCTGAGTTCCGAAAGTAGCGAAGTCCAGCATTGACTGAAGTCCGTTAATTTCTTTCGGAGTGGTCGAGGTGGCGGACTCTGCGCCACCATCAGCGTACATCTGACGAGCAAGGTCGTTAATCATGCTGATCTTAGAAATCGCCTGCTTGGCCTGAAGGAGGTTGACGATCTGGTACTTGCCACGGTTCTGAGCAAGCTCAGTGTTGTCAATGACCATCGAAGCGCGGTTCTTGTACCAGTTGGGGTAGCGGGCCTTGGTAGGACCGTCTTCCGCAGTGGTAGAGAAAGTCTCATAAGTGCCAATGGCACCAATGTTCTGCGACTCGGTGAGGACCACGGGGACACGACACTCAGTGCCTCCCTCGTAGATAACTGCGCCCTGGCGGTACATGTGCCAGAGGAGAGGGTTAGCCTGAACGATCTCCATCGCTACCGAAGCGCGTTCTGCCGCTGCGGTAGTCGAGTAGACCCGGTTCCAAGTAATAGTAGCTTGTGGATTTGCCACGATATTTCCTTATCTAGTTAGAAATTGTCTGGATTCAAGCCAGCTTCTTTGAGGGCTCTGGTGGCTGCATCAAGCATAGACTCTCGCCTAGGCTTAACAACGGTTCCACTACGAGCCGACACAGGAGCAGCCTGACGACGCTTTCGACTTTTTTGTTTAGTAGATACTGCCTTCATCTCAGCCTGTGCAACACGGGCAGCGAGACGGATGGCAGCGGCGGGGTTGACCTGTGCCAACTGAGCAAGCTCAGGATCATTATCAATGATCTGACCTGTCAGCGGCGCAAGCTTCTGGTGATCGAGGTTGGGAGCAGAGGAAGCAAACTGTCGGTAAGCCCCTGTAACTCTCTCTCGATGTGCAACGGGTTGCATCTCCTGGGCCAAGTTCTTGATGCCGGAGGCTTCAAGTCTTTTCTGAACCTCCTTCTCAACGTAATAGGAGATTACGTCTTCAGGCTTTGCTCCCTGAGAAAGGTCAGGAGGACTATCCTCTTCAACTTCCTCAACGGGAGCCTGAGCTTCCTGTCGTGCAAGCACGGCAGCATTGGCAGCGTCGATAGAATCAAAGTACTTATTTTCAAGAGTAGCCATTCGCTGCATTCTTTTAGTGAACGCAGCCTGCATGTTCTTGTAAGAAGCCTTTAACTCTTCAGGAAGCTCTTCAGGGTTTCCACCCCAGAAAGAATCCTCGTCGCTTTCTTGCTCAGGTTCAACTTGGTCAGCTAGATGCTCTTCTTCACCATAGGCATCGTCAGCCTCACTACCGATCTCTTCAGAATTATCCTCGTCGAGGGTTTCTTCAAAGTTGTCGATGGGCGTCTCTAGTGTCATGGTTCCTCCAAACGCATTATCGCGTGATCTGGATATGAGTTTAACCAGAAAGTTTTGTCAAGTACCATCGGAACCATGCCAAACGAAAATATAAAAATTCAGATGTCTTCCTCAGAAATCTCAACCTGGGTCGAAAAGATCGAGGAGTCAGAAAGGATTATTGAGGAAAACCACCTCCCAATTTGGCGCTCTGTCCAGCATGCCTACTCGGCTGAAGGGGCTGGAGGGCCAGACGGTCTCCACTTTGAAGAGGGGCAGGAGGTTAACTTCAACTTCCTCTTGGCTAACGCCAACACCATCATTCCTGGGGTCATCTCAGCCAACCCATATATTTACGTTAAGCCTCGTCGTCCCGGTGACAAAGAGTCTGCTCGCGTGGCAGAGACTGCTTTGAATTACATCTGGAATGAGATTGACGGAAACAGAACAACTCGCAGCGTTGTCTTAGACACCATCCTGTTTGGCATAGGTGTGGCTAAGGTTGGCTACGAGGGGAGTGGCTCCTTCTACACAGAGGAAGACTACGACAGTGGTCCAGAGAAGCCGCTGCCTGGGAACGAGCAGGACGGAGCCCTTACCGCTGAGCAACAGCGACAGCTTCGTAGAATCATGGCAGACGACCAGATGTCGTTTGAGGAAGGCCCTGACGACAACCCAACGTACAACAGGGTTTGCCCGTGGGACCTACTCATCCCCCCTGGATACACAGACCTTAAGAAGTGCCCTTGGGTTTGCGAGCGAATGATTGTTCGTCTTGACGACCTGAGAGAAGACGACAGGTTTAACGTCCCCCACAGCGTTGTTGCTGACTCCTGGCTTGAAGAGGCAATCCCAGCAACCCTTACTGGGTACTCGGCTCATAACAATCTCAACCAGCCCGAGATTGAGCCTGAGTATGTAACGCTCTATGAGGTTCGATACTGGGGTGATGCGGGTGACGGGCTTCGTCGTTACGTCATGTGGATGCTTAAGAACCCAGGAACTGGTGATGCTCAGGATTCTATCCTTCGGCACATCGCAGACCCGATTGAGATGAAGGGCTACCCCTACGAAGTCCTTCGCTTTGTCGATGTCCCTAACAACTTCTACAGCACGCGAGTGGCTGACCTCTACTCCATCAAGGACATCTCTCAGCGTCTTAACGACGAGTGGGCTTACATCCTTAGGCACCACCGCTTGTCTTCACGGCGCAAGTTCGTTGCTGCCCCTGGAGCCCTTGAGTCTGGTCAGCTTGCTGGACTCCTTGAGTCTGAGGAAGACATGGCTGTAGCTGAGGTTCCTGCCAGCGTGGCTAGAATTCAGGATGCTCTCATGCTTCTTCCTGAAGCTCCCCCTCCGAGTACCACTCCAATGGTTCTTAGTGGTCTGTCTAAGCTGATGTATGAGATCTCAGGCATTGACTCCTTCCAGCGTGGAGGAGCAAGCCGCAAGGGGACCACAGCGACTGAGGTCGCTATTGCCTCTGCTGCTACTAAGGGTCGTGTTGGTATGCGCCTAGAGGGAACAGAGAAGTTCATCTCAAACATTGGTCGCAAGATGCTTTCAATCATGCGTCAGTACTTCGACGAGGTTCGTTACCTAAGGATTGACGGTGATGCTGGGGATGATGAGTTCATCTCCTTCACTGCCTCTGACATCCAGGGCTTCTACGATGTGAACATTCAGGCTGGGTCTACAATCCCAGTTGATCCTGCGGAAGAGCAGAGAGCCTTTATGGGTCTGCTTCAGACTATCCAGGGAGTCACTGGGACGCTTGCTCCTCTGGTTCAGGGAGGAGTGCTTCCTCCTGACACAATTCAAAACTTCATGGATCAAGCCTTCAAGGTATGGCGGCAAGACAAGAGAGTCCTTGTCGGTCCCTTGTCGCAGCTACAAGGAGCAGCTATCTCTGCCGGGGCTGCTGGGCAAGCGGCTGAAGGAGGCGTAGAGGACACTGGTGTAGGGGCTGAAGGAGAGTCCCTCGCCGGAACTGGGCCGAGAGAGGTAGCTCCATCCAGCGCTGACGCTGTGATGGGCAGATTCTAAAACTAAGGGGAAGTAATGCGTATTTACGACATGAAGTGTGTGAGCCCGCTGTGCAGCAGGGATTTTGCCTGGACAACAAAGTCAGCCATCTACGACATCGCTGAGCGGTCTAACTTTAGAGAGGTCCGCTGTTGGCACTGCGGTCGTTTCGGAGCCGCGATAGCAGCAAGCGTTGACATCCCAAGCCCTAACGAAGAGAAGGCTCCGACAGCGCACCCCACCAGGGATGCCATCGAAGCTCTCCTTAGGAAGCAGGGGGAGATGCGCTTAAAGGACATCGTAGAGGCTAGCGGCCTGCCGAAAGAGGATGTGTACGAGGTTGTATACAAGAATCCAGGCGACATCGTGAAGACAGGGTGGGGAGTCTACGGGCTTACTGCCGCCTCTTCCCACTGAGTAGCCTTCTCGTAGCAGACTGACTCTGCTCGTAAGTAGACCAGTCCTCATCTGACCACTGGTTGTGGTCCATAGCCCTGTCCATGTCCACTTCTGTGGCATTGATCTTCGTCATGCCTCCAGGGGTGTAGTGGGCGACTGCCACAGCAATCATCGCTGACACACAAGCGTCATCATTCTTTCCAGGGGGAGCGCCCATCCTCGCCTGCAAGGAATCAATGCCGTCACGGCTATAGAGGACGGTGCGCGTGTACGCCTCCATCTCATCAAGTACAGCCCGCGACCTAATTTTTACATAAGCCTCCTTGATAGACTTCTGCATCAGACCAACCATCGCAGGCTTTGTCTTTCTGTTCGTGTCCCACCCAAGGTGGATCCCAGGACCACCAAGCGTGTCTGTAGTGATTCGCCTGTACAGGTTCCAATACCTAGAGCGCTCAAGCAGAGCAATCAGACCAGCCCCAAGGCCAGTCACCTCTGGGGCTAGAATGGCGTTGTTGTAGTAAATGGCGACAAGAAGACACAGGGGGGACAGAGCGTCTAACTCAATCTTGCCCCTCCACTCAGCAACCTGCTCAAGGGTGGCTAAGTTGAAGACACACAGGTGGTCCCAGTCCCCACTCCCAGTCCCCTTGCTAACGTCAGCGCTAACTATGTACCGACACCCTGGCTCTGGGTCCTCCCAAACAGACATCCTCCCCATACCGTCAGACGCCTCATCAAGAACTGGCTTGTAGGTGGAGTAAAGACGCTCTCTCCCTAGCGGGTAGTTGCTTATATCCCTTATTTCGTACCACTTATGTGGAGGAGCCACATTCTCAGCGGGCTTAATAGCGCCAGAGTACGGGAGACACATCTCGCACCAACACCCATGAATGTTCTTCTGAGCCTGGACGGCGTCCCTGTCGAACACAGGAGAGCCTGAGGCGCTGAAAGCCTCCTCGTCAGTGCTTGGGTACTCCTGATGGAATCTCTCTACTGAGCCACCACACTTGGAAGCAATCGTCTCTCTTCGCCATGACAGGTTCTCTAGGTCAATCCACTCCCCGAAGTTCTCAAGAAGAGCCCTCTCTTCTGGGTTAATAGACTTCTCAAACTCCTCTGGAGAACACTTAAGAGGACGAGTGTACTCATCAACAATAAACCACGGAGTGAAGTAGGCGAACCAAGTTGAGTCGGGGTCTCCTGGGTACTTCTTCTTAAGCGGCATCCAGGGGTAGGGCTCCTCGTTCCAGACCCTGGCACCTAGGTACATTGTGTGGTGAAAGTCTCCTGAGCCGTTACAGGTAGACTCGGCAAAGGCAAAGGTCCCTGGCTCGTCAGGCATAGACTGGAGCGTGGCTAAAAAGTAACGCTCTGGTTGCTTATAGAAGGCTACCTCTGAGAAGTGAGCGAGCCTAGCTGTCGTTCCGCGAGCGTCTTCTGCACTCTTCGCAGTCATCACTGTAAGTCTGCTTCGTAGACCGTTAGGGCCAACAGGCGCTCTGAAGTCTAATTCAGCCCTGTTGTTGTACTTCGTTAGTGGCTGAAGACGGGCAGGGAGGTTGTCTAAGAAGAGCTTTGTCTTTGTAAAGATGCTGTGAACAGCGTGGTCTGCGTGGGCAGCAATCAACCCAGCCTCATCACGCCTCGTCACACACCTGTGGAACATCCAGCCTTGGACGTGGGTACTGCACCCTGCCTGCCTAGCCTTGGCCTCCCAGACTCTGATGGGTATTCCTGCTGCATCCATCTCATCAAGCATCTTCTGTCTGAGCACTTGGCTCTTGTTCAGCTTGAACGGGATTAGCTCACCCTTCTTAGTCTGGATGAACAGGTTCTTCTCCGCGAAGGTGGTGAAGTCCTTGTTCTCGTCAAGAAGAAGTTCCGCCTCTCCTAATTCGTCGGACGTTCTCTGGGTTCGTTTTTTGACCGCCACGTCTAGACTCCCTTATCCAGAGCGGAAGCGTCTTTTTCATGTACGCGATGCTCTTCTTGTGAACCATTCGGCAGTGGTACCTGCTCCCCGCCTTCGTTCCTTCGTACACGACAAAGGCTATGTCTAGCCCGTTCATCCTGTCGAAGATTCGTCTCATTATAATCTTACTAATCCCAAGCTCAGTAGAGCAGGGGATCATGGCTAAGTAGCCCTTAGCTGTAGCTAGCTTGAACGCTTCTGTAGCTTTGTCGTGAGTGAATACGAGGGCATCAGGAGGGAGGGGAGGTCCGAGTACAAAGGTGCCGTCTGCTGAGGGCCACCTGTCTCTCTTGTCCATGCACCGATAGCGTTGGTAGATCTCCCAGTCATACCGCTCATAGTCATCAGCAAACTCAGGGACTCCCGCCACTATCTCCCCACTTCTTGCGCTCTCTATAGCGCCTAACCGCTTCAGCGTGCTTCACTCGACCCACGTCTGACCTCTGCCACTCAGCAGTGGCCTCTGAGCAGCACACTCTACAACGAGAGTTCCTGCCATCCATCATTCTGCGGGCTACCCCGAAGTCATCAATATGGAGGATGAGGTTGCACTTAGTGCATGTTTTGTGGGTGACGCTAGGGTCCCAAACAGGCTCAGCTTCAGACCTAGCTCTGCTCGACTTAGCCACACAAGGGGCACAGCTAGCCCGCCTACCGTCCTTAGACCTTGAGTCTCGGTGGAAAGAAGAAAGAGGGAGAGACTCATCACACTTGGTGCAACGCTTGCTCACCTTTTCTTGAACGTCCCGTCATCGAGTCGTTCCCAGCCCTTTCGCACACCACGGGGGAACCTGAACCACTCAGTCTCTGAGATGATGCAGACAGGCTCAGCCTTAGGCTCAGGCTTAGCCTCAACCACCTCTACAGCTTCTTCTTCAGCAGCCTCAGACTCTTCAGCTGTCTTAATCATGTCGATGTTTCTACCGATGTCTGCCATGAGGGAGCTTCGGTGCTTACCGTCAATCTCTGCTTGAAGAAGTTCCTCAAGGCCAGCAATATCAAGTTCACAGAGACGGGCTCTGGCTTGTTTCACTGTAAGTTCGCTAGGATTAAACATTACTTCTCCAGTAGGTGTGCCGACACAATAAACAAGGCACCCAGATAGGGCAAGAAAATGGCAGTTAAGAAGAAGTCACCGAAGAAGAAGGCTGGGGCAGCTAAGTGCCTCCCTAAGCGGCAGAGCGTTAAGCGCATGAACACTGCTCGCAAGAAGCTTAAGCCCGGTGGGGCTAAAGGTAAGTACTAATGATATCTATCAAGGCATCCCAATCTAGAAGGAAGAAATACTAATGAACATCCCTAAGAAGCATCTCGTTGAGGACGTAGAGAAGGCGATCAAGGAGGCTGAGGAGCACCATGATGAGCCTCAGATGCCTGGAGTTAAGATCGTCGTGAACATCGGCGGTCCTCCTGTGCCTAAGCACTCTCGTAAGCCTATGCGCCGTAAGGTGATGAAAGCTCAGAAGAAAGAGAAGCCTAAGGGTAAGAAGCGCAAGGGAGTCATTGGTCCTATGGAAGAGGCGCTTAAGGGCGCTTACTAACCATGCCTTCCCCCGGTTTTCGTAGAAGCCTTCCCCTCCTAGACTTGTCTCCTGCTGAGTCTACTCAGATTCGTATTGACCCTGAGCAAGAGCTACCAACCTACGAACTAGCCCTTGCGGCTGCTCAGGCTGGGTCATTGGGAGGTTCCATCGGGGGTCCGCCTCTCAGGGCTATCCGTGGCGGCTCCGAGTTATGGTCTGACCCTTTCATAGCGGACAGGGGCCGGACCACGGAGGTCGATCTCGGTGGCGGCAGGAAGGTCAACGTTGGGGGTAGCACGTATGGGGATCTGGCTGATGCCATGTTTGTCGATCAATACACGAAGAATCCAGGCGCTAGAGGGAGGTTGTCGGTCCATCTCCCAGGGATGCGGAGGCACCGACCCCTCAGTCACCGGGTAGACCCCGAACGACTCGTAGTCACTTATAGCAGCCTTCCGCGAGGCGTTCTTCGCGGCCAGGAGACTGGGTTCACTGGATACCTCCGAGCCCTTCAGGAGGCGCAGAAGATGGGCCTTGGGTACTCGTCCGACTCAAGCCTCAACTCTATGTCCAGGCGCGTCTACGAGAAGCTTCAGGAGAAGGGTATACCGTTTGTTCCGAGAGAGTTTTACCGGGACATTGATGGGGATCTCGTAGGCGCGCCTCACACAAGCCCCCTGTTCGACATCACACCAGAGGAGTTGGCGAAGGTTGACCTAGACGAGATCATGGCCGCAGGAGGTCCGGCATCCACGGCGCATGTGCCGCCACGAGCCCCCGATATGTCGAATGTGCCGCCTGGCGAACGGGCTAAAGCATTCCTTCGTGCTGGGGGGGTAAAGAAGATGCTTAAATCCGCCTTCAGCCCGGCAAGCCTCCTCATGGACGCAACGATAGGCGCTGGAGTCGGAGCAGCCTCTGCCCTTGCTGGGTACGCAGCAGGACAGCCGCGCTCAGCCGGGGTCTTCAACCTCCCTGGAGAGTATCAGCAGGCTCTCAGTCAAGAAGACCTCCTAGCTCAGATTGAGGCTAAGAACGTCAGGAAAGAAGCCCTTCGTCAGAAGTACATTGACGAGGTTAACGCTCTCCACGGACCCGGCACCTTGCAGCCTGGAGCCAGGATTGAGGAAATCAGCAACTACCTAGGCCCTGTTCGCGGGCTTCAAGGACGATAACCATGCCTCCCAAGTCAGTCCAAACAAGAACCCCCCTCTATGCCCCACAGGAGCGAAGCTCTATGGCGGGGCCTGTTGAGTCGTTTCTTCGTGGTGTGGGTGTCCCGCTAGACCTTGCTGGGCCTGCTGCTGCGGGAGGCATGTACTGGGGGAGAGGCCCTGAGACCATCCTTCGGGAATTCGCTGATGGGGGGCACGGAGGAAGAAGGCTCTCTAACGAAGCCTACTTAAGACTCGTTAACCCAGCAGGGAGAGCGGGGGGGACTGTTGGGCCTCTCATTCAGGGTGCCCTTCAAGAGCAGGCTATAGACAGGGGGGCGCAGCAGGCTGCGGAAGCTGCCGCTGAGCAGAGGCTCTCTGCCGCTCTTCGTGGAGCGCCCACGCCCTCAACAGTAGCTCGACCTAGCGCCCTTCGGGCAGCAGCTAGGGGGGCTCTGAAGCCAGCCGTGCCACTAACTCTAGCTATGGGTACTGCTGGGGCTGTGTCTGGGCCAGCAGGAAGAGCCTACGCTAGGTCAGCGGGGAACCCTACGGCTCAAACAGAGCCAAGGCTTGTGCCTGGGGGAGCCTTCCAGCCAGAGGGCTCTGTGTTTAGGGACGAGTCCATCCAAACTCAGGGTGACGTAGAAGCTCTGCTGTCAGAGATGGCGAGAGAGCGAGCTAGGAGTCAGGCAGCGGAAAACCTCCAAGGTATTGAGCAGGCTCTTGAAGTAGAGAGATACCTCAGACAAGGCGCTCCTTACGTGGCTATCGCAGAAGACTTTGAGCCGCTTGAGATCTCACCCTAGCGTCCTTCTCGCATACTCAGCAATAAGCACAGCGTCAGCCATACCATCATGTGGGACTCTCTTACGCCCTGGTGTGAGGTCGATGCCAGGGAAGAGCTGAGTAGCGAGGACTACTGCGTCTTCCTTTCCTTGCTTCCTCTCTTTTCCAGACCTCTTCGGGAGAGAGAGCGCTTTTTTCCAGGCTTGAGGGGTGGGCTCTACATAGCGCGCCCCGATTGCGACAAGCATTCCCTTGAGGAACCCCCAATTTGTGCCTGCGGTAAGTGTGGACTTGACCCCCTCACCGGGTCTGACTGAGATCTTCTCTAGAGCAGCCTCAACCTTCCCTAGCCCCTTCATCTCAGCGAACCATGCCTTAATCGCATGATAGTCCTGAGGGCCAGCGCTCCCGTTCACTCTAGGCATGGCGATTACAGAGAGGAGGTTCCCCTCTGCGTCTACAGCGGCTAGCCCGCCAGTCATGCCGGGGTCAGCACCAACAAACACCCTCATCTCATCTCCATTGCCATAGTAATGAGGTGCAGAGGGTAGCCAAACGCCTCCTCGTACTCCCGCCTGAACACCTTAGCAGCCGCATACAGGCGCTCCTCTCGCACTAGCTTCACAGAAGCCGCCCTGAAGCGAGGAGACTCTATGAGGGCGCTGTCTGGAGTCCCAACAGAGTGAGCCTTAGCTGCCCAGCGTGCGAAGTCGTCCATCCAGCCTAAAGTAGCGGCTCTCATGGCTAACCAGCTTGCCACAATGAGTAGTCCGTCCTTCGCTCCGCGCTCTACTGCGTATGCGTAGGTCTTTGCGGCGAATAAGCGCCAGTCTTCGTAGGGAAGGTCGTGAAGGCGGCAGTGGTCCTTGCCGTACTCGTAAGAAAACAGCCTGAGTAGCGTGTCACTCATCGTCTGCTCGTTATCCAGCCGTTACCGGGCTCCCAAGAGCAGTGAGCGGTGCCTGTAGGACCGTTTCTCTGGGCTCTTACGATCATCTCAAGGTCAGAGACAGGCTCATGGTCCTCATCGTAGATGGAATGGCGGTAAACGAAGATGACAGCGTCTGCATCTTGCTCAATTTGGCCTGAGTCACGAAGGTCTGAGAGCATGGGGCGCTTATTCTCCCTGTATTCGCAGCTACGGTTCAGCTGAGCGAGCACAAAGATAGGAATATTAAGCTCCATAGACAGTCTCTTGAAGGCAGAGCTAGCTTCAGCCACTTGTCGCTCTCTGCTGTTCTCCTTAGGGAGCTTCAGAAGCTGTAGGTAGTCCACTGCAGCGGCACAGATGTCTAGATTGCTCTTCTGCATGCGGATAGACATGAGAGCAGCGCCTAGGCTCTTAGGTTTATCGTCGTAATAGACAGGCAGACCGTCCCAGCGAGACAAGATCTTACTTCTAACTCCCTCTAGGTCTTCTGCGGTCTCTCCTAGGTTCGCCTCAGACATCGCAATCCTCTCTCCAATCTGCATCTCGTTCATCTCAGCACTGATAGAGAGCGTAGGAGCCCCGTTGTATCTAGCGATGTTAGAGAGAAGGGTCATCATCACAGCGCTCTTACCCATCTTGGGCCTGCCACCGATAATCACCATCTGCCCAGGTCTGACTTTGAGGATGCTGTCTAGAGCAGGGATACCAGTGGAGATAAGCGTGTTCGTCTTCAAGCCCATCCTCTGGGCCTGTAGGTCGTCTAGGTAGTCCTTAGTGATGTCGTGGGCTGTCCGTGGCTCTGAACGGCCCTCAGGAGCCCAGGAGGCTAGGTTTGTGATGGTGCTCGACAGCTTAATTAGCTCAGAGAAGGGGGAGCCGTTCTCTTCGTGGTCAAGGATACGTCTAGCCGCATCAACCATGTATTGCCTACGCGCCGTTTCAATCACGTTAGAGACGTAGTGCTCTACGTTCTTCCTGATAGCAGGGACAGAGGTGATGTCGTCCACCACCTTCCCGAAGTGCTGCCAGTCAGTGAAGTGCCTTCTGTCCCCCACGTTGTCAGCGAACCGCTCAGTCAGAGTGGCTCTGTCTGGGCCGACGCCTCTCTCTCTGTCTTCTACAAAGGCAGACCAGAACAAGCGGTGAGTAGGAGAGGAGAAGTGGTCTCTCTTAACTCCAACAGCAGTAGCTTCATCAACAACAATGGGGCTCCTCAAGCAAAGAGCGAGGATGGCTTTCTCTGAGTCAAAAGCCACTACGCACCTGCCTTCACGTTGTAGATAGAGACAACAACGTCTATGTCATCAGGAGCAGGGACACCGTAGTACGAGCAGTACTTCTTAATGAGTTCCTCAGTGAGTGGCCCTCTGCTGTCCATCCACCTAGTTAGCTTTAGCTCAGGCTTTCTGTTGTTCCTCTTCAGCCATCTAGCTGAGTCAATAGAGACAACAACAGTCCCTCTGCCTTTCTTCTCTGCGCTCTCTTGAGCCCGCTTAAACCAGCGAGACATGAACATCCTGACGTTCTTCTTCTCTCTACTTGGCCTCTCCATCTCCCACATCATCGCTAGACGTATCTCAGCGAGTAGGTCTACGTCAGGGAAGATCTTCTGAGCATGCCTAACCCAAGTAGGGAGTGAAGCAGGGTTTCCTGCTTTACGACCCCAATGCTCACTCATGAAACCAGAAATAACTAAAGGATCTGTCGTATCCATCACACAACTCCACACTAAGCCCAACAAAGAGCATCAACGAAAGAAGCCTTCAATAAGAAGACCAGCCTAATCATCAGCACTACAAGTCCGCTGCTCAGCCTGACCTCCTCAGGAAGCTATCCCAAGGAGGCCACATAGGCTGGCGCGTGCTCTTACAAGCTAACGACTCAACCACAGTACTACACTACGCCGACACAGTCAACATAGACAAAAAGAAAAACCTCTCCCTCCCCCTATTGACACAACTCTCTCTACTCTTCACACTAGAGGGCGCGTCTGGGAGGGGAAGCTTAACTAGTACTAGTAGTAATAGTCAGTAGTACTAGTCAGTAGTACTAGTAGTAATAGTTACTAGTAGTACTAGTCTTACTAGTTACTACTTTAATAAAAGAACAGAGTTTTAGAGGGGGGTGCAGGGGGGAGACCTTTTTAAGTTTGGAATTCCCTAGTGATACCAGCCTCTTAGAGAGCCTATCCCTCAGGAGTCTCTAAAGTCTCCATCGTGAAGTAGTCAAACTCTGCATAAGACACCTCTTCATCAATAGCTTCTCTAGCATCAGCCTCTAAGGCGTCTAGAAGAGCCTGGAAGGCCTCATCAGGTGTCCTGCCTAGGCTCACAGCAGTCAAAGCGAACCTATAGGCATTCACAGGGCTCTCAGCAGCATCACTAGTCATCAATGTGTCTCCTCTTCACCAACTGTAGACGAACCTAGCATTCATTACACGCTGTCACAGTAACTACGCAGTTAATAAGCTGACATAGTCACTGCCCATGCTTACCTGGCCTATGTGATGACACAGTATCCGTGGGTGCTTATCTGGCATAAATATATATACAGCCCACGACCCCCCCTGGGGGGTGGGTTCGACCTCTCGCGTCTGCCTCGATACGGGTCACCTAGTGTAGTCAATCGACTACGAATACACCCACTACCGAACGACTACCGAACGCTCCGCTGTAGTCACTCGTCTACAGCCCTCAGCCCCGGTATCGGCCTGAAAATTGCCCTTGCAAGCGCCATGCCAGAATAATCAATCTAATGTTAATCATTGCTAAGGTAATGCTAAATCGTCGAGAAGGGCCCTGAGAGGCCGTTCCTTGCATTCTGCCCTTGCATTGGACCTAGGACCCCTAGAATCGACTAGGATCGATTTTAGCTTTTTCCTTAATGATTTCAGGTACTTACAGAGGTCGTGCAACGCTGTTATGCACATTGCATGCCACATTGCACTGTCAAGAATATGTAAAGTAGGGGTATTACCGAACGTATACCGAACACCACCCAACAACTACCGAACACGCGTACTACCTATGAAGGATACGACCTCTCCCACGCGCGTCTCCTATAAGCGCCTATCCCGTGTCGTCTTTTGGTGGTTCGGGCCCTAGCCCATGATTTCTCCCTTGCAAGAGCTATGCCAGTTTATCAATTACAACCGGGCAGTTTTATGCCCGATGCATATGCAATGGTAATGTGCAACAATTCTGAGGTCAACACGACGTTGACACGGCCATGAGCCAACAAACAAACCTTATTTATTTTACGGAATAAATAACTAGGAGATAGAAAACATGCCTACCAACACCAACAAGAACAAGACGACCGGAATCAAGAAGACCGCCTACTCCTCTTTTGAGGCCAGCACTCAAAAGGCGAACCGCGGCAAGCGAGTGACCCGTCTAGAGGAGACGGCTGCGATGTTCCTGAACCGTCTACGCAAGACTCCCACGTTCCGAGAGTCTTTCTCTGTGTCGCCCACCGCTCACGTGACCTTTGGTCCTGGCCAGTCCGTGTGGAGTAAGGAGAATCCCACCGATGGCCTTGCCCGCGTCAAGACCACACTCGGCCGCGAGGAGGACGAGAATGGTCTGCCTATCTGGCTGCTAGAGATTCCTGAAGGATTCTCATGTGACCACGAGGGTGCCGTGTTTCAAGTCGCTATCGGTTGTGCCGTAGTCGCAGCTCAGCACGGGAAGGGCCTGAGCAAGACGCAAGTTGAGCACCTGAAGACGAAGGGCCACACGCAATTCCAAACCTATGGCGTCAAGCGTGGCAAGGTCAGCATCGCTCTGTCCTTGCTAGGCTTTGAGCCTGTCGTCGTGTGGGAGCGTGGCGTCGCGAGTGTCCGTCCTATCGGTGGAGCAGCGTCAAACATCTCCTACCTTGACAGCAAGCTCGCAGCGTTTGAGGCACTCGCGACGGGCTCGTCTAACATCTCGGTCGCCCTGACGCGGGCAGCTAAGGGCGAGGACAGCGACGAGGAGAGCAAGGGCGGGAGCAAGGCTACCCTCGACTTCGGAACTAACGAGGCTCGTCAAAAGGTCATGAACATCCTAGGCGCTCCGTCAGTCGCGGAGCTTGAGCGCATCATCCTAGGGATGGTAGAGGCTCGCTGCGACGAAGTGACCGCCGAAGTCAAGAGCGAAGTCCGCAAGCTGCGCGCCAGCTAGGAAGGAGCCGGGCAGTCGTCCCCTGCGGGGGGCGGCTGACGGGGGTACACCCCCTGCTCGCTTGAGCACCACCCCTTATTTATTCCGATAAATAAATAACTCAGGAGAAATCATGAACCGTCCCCTTGCCCTCTTTACTTGCCCGCGTACCGCAGACTGCTACCTCGTCACCGCTGACGAGTCTGGCCGTTGGATGTACGAAGGCCAGCGCGTGTCCCTTCGATGCGGGAACTACTTCCCCTCCACCGGGCGCATCGAGACTCGTTGGCCCGTGTCCCCCGTAGATGAGGGCATGTCGTGGCACACAAAAGCACTCGGTGCTATCGCGAGCCTCAACCTGTCCGTAGCTAGTCGATAACCTTTCACTCTTATTTATTCCGATAAATAAATAACTCAGGAGAAATCATCATGACAAGCAAGACCGAAACAATCGAGATCGACGGAGTCAAGTACCCCGTCCCCACTATCGAGCAGCTTAAAGACTGGACCTTTGACGGCGTCTGCGAGTGTCCCGATGGCTGCGAGACTGAGCCGGACGGAGACTGCGAGCACGGCCAGCAGTCGTGGCTCCTCATTCTCGGCTACATCTAAGCCACTTAACCCTTAACCCTTAGAAGTTAAAACCACAGGAGAAATCAGCATGAACAGTCCCGAAGATAGAACCCTACTCGCCCACCTGCATCTATCCGTCTACCTCGCATCCCCCACAATCGCTAATCGGCAGGAACTTGAGGCCCTTCTAGATCAGGCTAAGTCTGGCAATAGGGCGAAGCTAAACGCCCTACTCAAGGAGGACATCGACCAGTGCGACGACGACGACGAATCGGTCGATGAGTGTGACGCCTGCGCATCTACCGATGTTTCGTACCCCTACACCACGCTGGGCTATCTGTGTACTCGTTGCCGTAGTGCCTACCACGGTCGATTCTCTAACGTGAAGTAGCGCTCTGCTAGCAGGCACGGGCTCCCCCCGTGTCTGCGATGCAGCGTGTTGCTGCTACCTACTTTTAAAAGACCACTTTTAAAACAACCCACAACAACTCAGGAGAAATCATGGCTGACTTACTCGCCACCTACCGCGCTGCGCGAGCAGCATTCCGGACGGACCCTTCCGCACCTAACGCGCAAGCTGTAACGCTCGCTCGCCAGACCTACCTCACCTACCGACGATTGAACAGGAGCTAAGAACATGACTGAAGCCGAACTAAACACCGTTGCTGTAAAGCTTACTGAGCTAGCGGACAATCTCTCGGAGTTGCCTAGTTGTGCCGACGATGGCGTACCCACTGACGCACTCATGACCGCTGTCAGTTTCTTCTCTAAGCAGTGTGCAGACCTCGCGGATGAGCTTAGAGAAGCCACACCCTTAACCCTTAGAAGTTAAACCCCAACAGGAGAACACGACATGACCTACAGCGAAGAAGAATGCGACAGGCGAGATCTCGCCGCGACCATAGAAGAATACGACAGGCAAGAACTCGCCGCGACCAATCGAGAACTCGCCGCCCTCTCACACGCACCCGCCGATATCAGGGCTGAACGCAAAGACGAATTCTCTCTAGACCTACACCTCCGACCTGAGCTAGTGGCTGATCGCATCCGTTGGATTGAGAACGGAGACTACGGGAGGGGTGCTCAGATTCTCGGGCGACAACTGAAGAAGAGGGGCCTCGGGCTCTACCCTCTCATTGGTCAGCTTGAATGGAGGTGCTCTGCTATCGACGCTCGACGTGCCTACATCGACTCTCAATAACCCTTAACCCCTAGAAGTTAAAACCTAACTAACCAACACAGGAGAATAAGAACATGACGACAAAGATTATCTACAACAACTGCTACGGGGGCTTCGGCCTATCAGACCTTGCTGAGGCGGCACTGCTCCGCGCTGGGTGTACAGAGGAGGAGGTGTACGACTTCCGCTACGAGAACCGACACGACCCGCGACTGGTTCACGTTGTCGAGACTATGGGATACGAGATAGCGGGCGGTCCCTGCTCTGAACTCTGCGTGGCTACGATCCCCGGCACCAAGTATCGGCTGACCGAGTACGACGGAATGGAGAGCGTCGATACGCCGGACACAGTCAGGTGGATCAACGCTACCCAAACCAGCTAACCCTTATTTATTCAGCCGAATAAATAACTCTTAGAAGTTAAAACCTAACCAACACAGGAGAATAAGAACATGAGCAAAGCAAAGATCAACAAACTGAAGACTGCACTTGAAGCCTACCTCGCTGAACTAGCAGGCCCACCGCTTGAGTGGTGCGTAGATGATGCTGGTGTGTGGACTGGTGACAAGGCGGGTAGCGCCGATGCGGTGATGCACTACGACGGTGCGGGCTACGACATCCTATCTTGCTCTGGAGACTACGCCTACATCTCAGGTGGGGAGAGTAAGTACCACGAGAAACTCTACGTCATAGCTAAGGACCACGGGTTCACGGCGGAGCCACGGAACAACTGGTCGATGGGCTTTTACCTTGATTAAGTTAAAGCGAAACGACCTCTCAGATTAATTTAAAATAAACCTTGACACGGCTATGGCATAGTGCTATATTCGTAAGCAGTGGACATACCTCCACCAACTAACAGGAGATAAGACATGGACGATTTTTCTTGCACCTTCAAAGTGACCTTCATCATCCACACTGACGCTGACCCGTCTGAAGTATTAGACCAAGCCATTGAGGCGGCAAAGTCTGTCGCGGACTACTGCGACGGAGAGACTAACGAGGACGACGTGTGTGTGGCACACGTTCAAGAGAAGGTCGCGGCACCTCGCATCATTATCGGCACCATCGTCTAACCCTGTAACTCTTAGAAGTTAAAACCAACTCAACCTTAACGCCTAGCCGGGGGCTAATCCGGCAGGAGAAAAACATGTACGACTTACTGCAAGCACGGGCTGCGCTTGAGGGCGCTGGCTTCCGTGTCACCAAGACCACCACCAAGAACAATCGCAACGGGGTCATCCTCTGGCGGGGACCCTCTATCTTCGATGGTGTCGAGATCGTGGTGATTGCTACTGGACTGACCAACCGCACGGCGAACGACAAGACAGGCGACGAGATACAGACCTGGATCTTGTTCGTATCCATGCACCCAAGCGAGGCACTGAAGACAGGTGCTGACGTGTCAATCTGTGGCGACTGCAAGCACAGGCCACAGTCTCTCGACGTAGCCAAGGGCAAGACCCTCCCCAAGCGTAGCTGCTACGTCAGGATGGATGCGCCTGCCAGCGTGTGGAAGTGCTTCAATCGAGGCGGCTACGCCCACATCGATGACTACCCTGGGGCACACGACCTAATGGGCGACAGGATGCGGCGTATCGGGAGCTACGGCGACCCTGCTGCAGTCCCCCTGTCTGTATGGAAGATGTACGTGGGAAGCTGGGACGACACCAAGCGCACAGGCTACACCCACCAGTGGCGTAACTCGCCTGAGTTAAAGCCCTACGTCATGGCGAGCGTTGACACTGAGGCTGAGTACTGGGAAGCACGCGGGCTAGGCTGGCGCACCTTCCGTATCAAGGGTGAGGACGACGACATGCTGCGCGGTGAGTTCGCCTGCCCTGCCAGCGAAGAACAAGACAAGCGCTTGAACTGCGATACCTGCGGGGCATGCGATGGCAACCCTAAGAACAAGAGCATGGCTGGCTCGCCAGTCATTAACGTCCACGGCGTAGGCAAGAAGTACTTCGCTGTGATCACTAACTAACCTTATTTATTCAGCCGAATAAATAACTCACAGGAGATAGACATGTTCAAGGACAGAAACTTCCGTGGTCGCAAGACCCTACCCAAGGCTCACTCAGACCTAGACAGGCCAGCGATGGAGGGTGCTCAGGTTGAAATCAGGGCGATGTACTCCCTGCTCATCGACCTAGCTGGTGACATCGGGGTGCCAGTCAATGAGGTGGACGCTGCGATATCTAAACGAATCAGCAACACCGTGGCTGACAGCCGTGGCTACCTGAAGCCCACCACTCACAACCCATAACTCTTAGAAGTTAAAACCCAGGAGATAGACATGAGAATGCCAGACGAAAACCTAATGGACGCCATCGCACAGAGGGACCTCTTGTACACATTCATGGCCCGCGTATCCGTACAACGAGAAGAAGCCAACAGCATCCTTAAGGAGATGTTGGGGGAAGACATGGCTTCACACAAAGAGACAGGAGCAGACCGCGAGATTGACTACACGTTCGCCCGTGAGGTCATCAAGTTTATCGACGCCACTGAGCACTACTACAACAACGAACAGGAGTAAGAACATGAAAGACAACAACTACAGAAACCGAACTGATACCCCGATGGCACTACACGCTATCGCTCAACCCCTAGTGGACAGCATGCACGCTGAGATACGCATGCTCTACTGGATGCTGAAGGAGCAGATTGGTCACGGAAGCTACCGAGTGGAGTTACTTGAGCGAATGATTGCTGACCACATCGAGCGAAGCGAGGGGGGGGACTGATGTACATATGCAGAGTGTGCGGATACAGCACCAACAAACCACGCTGGCCTAGGGGCTACTGCCCTTACTGTAGCGCCGAGACACCGCCAATTCCATGGCCCAACCTTAACAAGGAGAAACGAACATGACCTACGCAACCTACCTACCCGTTACCCAAGAGATCCTAGACCTGCATCAGACCGGGAAGAGGTTCGCCCCTACCCGTGCCTATCAGGCGTTAGACCACAGGCTGAACGATGGGACAGCCATCATCCCTGATGCCCAAGTAGCGGACAGTATTGTCCAGGCTGCAGCAGGTGGACTCACTATCCCCGTTGTAATCAGCGAGGGCAGCTACAGGGTGCGCGCTGATGTCGAAGAGGCCCAGAGGCTACGGTCTGAGGCGTTCGCTGCAAGCTGTGCTCAACAGGGGCACGACGGCAGGGAGCGCGACACCTCGCGCTGCAATACCTGCGACACCAAGGGACCGGGCTACATGCACTACGCACCGAATGCAACGGGCTGGGCTACGCCTGTCCTGTTCATCGGTGACTGCTGCGAGGGATGACATGGAAGACGAAGACTATGACCACGGCTATCACATCTACGGCTGCGATGTATGCGGCTGGTTGGGATGGACAGACACAGGAAACTGTGAGGACTGCATCACATGTCGTGAATGCGGCAAGCCTTACACAGACACAGCTCCTTGCGAGTGCAAGGACGAAGAGGAGGAAGCATGAACAACGACGAAGACAAAGCTAACTGCATGACAACTGCGATGGATAGAGGGCCAGTCTACTTTGCGCTTTGGTGCCGATACCACGGCATTGACCCAACGCCACTCATGCGGCGGCACTGTGTGAACACAGCAAGGGCGTGGAAAGCCATTGAACAACTAGAGAAGAAGAGCGAGTAACTCTTAACCCTTAGAAGTTAAAACCAACACACAACACAAGGAGAATGAACATGACAAAACTACACACACCTGGGCCGTGGACAGCCATCGTTACAGCGAAGGCTTGCTTCCACCGTGGAAACCGAGTCTCGATAGTATGGGGGAACCTTGACTGCCTCTGTGCCCCCGAGGAGCCTGACCCGGATGGGGTGCTACTTGGCATACCCTGCCTCTGTGCCGCCCAAACCGTAGCCGAAGTGTGGCCCGCCGATGACGATAGCGATATCGCAGACGGAAAGCTCATAGCTGCTGCCCCTGACCTGCTCGCCGCTGCCCGGCGGGTCGTTCGTAACCCCAGCAATCAGCACGCACTGGATGCCCTAGCCAAGGCTATCCACGATGCGGCTGGCCCGCTCCACTGCGAGCACTGCGAAGGGAGCGGGTATGTCCAATGCGACTACGACGAAACCACACCATGCACACACTGCCTTGATGGTCGTGAGGTAGCTGAACAGGAGGCTAAGAATGTTTGAAGCAATACGACAATGGCTGTGGCAACGACGTGAGCGACAGCTCTACGCTGACATGTCACGCAGGATTAACCGTGACAGAGATAAGATGCGTCCTATCATGCCCTTCAGGATGGGCGAGGACGACCGTGACTACCTCTAGAATCCATCCTGCTAGTTCGCAGGGGCCTGGGCTTAGGCTCACTCTCTGCGAGCTAAGCACGGGGCTCTGAGAGGCTTGCTTAACCAGGGTAGTTGCCTCCGCAATAGGCTGCTCCCATTACTATATAGGGATCAAAAGCTGCAGTACTACTACTAGTACTACTTACTACTTACTACTTACCTAGTAGCTATCTCCTCTACTCCCCCGTCTAGGGGGTGAAGAGGAGAGGAGATAGCTACGCTTACATCTAGTAACAGGAGAACTAAACATGCAATACAAACACACTATCGTCAGTGAAGATCCAGCTGACTTCCTCCTTACCTGCAAGGCACATGAACTGTGCTTCAGGTGTGAGGGGAAGGTCGAAGACGGGCTACCACTAGGCGCAGTACACCAGCACAAGAGCGTCACAACCATCACGGGAGGTCCCCTCTGTAGTGACTGCTCTGTGGCCTTCGTCCTCTGGCTAAGTGAGTCTAATAAATAACTAGTGCATGGCCTTGACAAGGCATATCAACAGGCGTAGCGTGACTGTGACATCGGGTGTTCCGGTGCTGCCTCGCCGCCTTTAACCCAGGAGAGTTAAGACATGGATGAACAAGACGTAATGGAATGGTCTGCATGGCAGGCCAGGAAGTCTCTAGGAGAACTCGTTGAGGCTGCGAACGCAGCTATCGACCAGTTCAACTGGCTCTACTTGATGGAGCAGAAGCTAGAGAAGGTCTGGAAGAACCACCCTAACGGAGAGCAGAGGCTAGGTGAGCTTTCTGCCAAGACCTTTGAGGCTGTGTTGGACAGCCTTTCAACCGACGAGCAAGCCGGGACAACTTCTGTCCCTGCGCTCAGCTAACTAGAACTAGGAGATAGAAACATGAACACCGACACCCTCACTGAGAACATCGAGTCCATCCTTGAGTGCGCCAAGGCCATTGAGTACGAGCTTGAGAACAACAGCGGCGATGACGACGACGCTATCCAGTTGTACGAAGCGCTTGAGAGCAACGGAACAACCACTGACTCAGACGAGATTATCCACGCTGTAGAGTTCTACGCAGAGCTTGAAGGCAACAGCACCACAGACCTCGACAAGATAAGCGAAGCGCTGGGTATCCTGTCTATTTTAGAGCACAACGGTCACGACACTGACGACATAGGCGATGCCCTTGATGTCTACGCCGCTGTGTCTAATAGCTCCACCTGTCCTACTGAGATTGAGAGCGCGATGGATCTAGTAGACGAGTGGAGCGAGCACTGCGCTCATACCTGGGCTGACCCAAAGTCTATGGCTCAGGGGTTCAGTGACCAGTGCGACATCGTCTCCGTCTTTGAGCGTGTCACAGGTCGCAACATCCTCTCCGTTGAGGACGCTGAGGCTGCTGTGTCAAAGCTGGGCAACCTGCCTGACAAAGAGCAGGCTCTGTTGGATGCCATTAAGGCTTTCTGTGAGCCTGCTAAGGAGCCCACTGTCTGTGAGCCCCCTGGCGTTAGCTTTCTGTAAGCCCAACCACTCTTAACTTCTAGGAGTTAAGGGACCACCCGTCGTCTACGTCAATCCTGGCGTAGGCGACACCACCAAACAATTTTAAAAGACCACTTTTAAAAGGAGTTAGAACATGTCAATCGAAGTAAACCAATACGAAGGCGCTACCCCTTGGGGCAACAGAGGACAGTACGTTGGGGATGGGGGGGACACAGCCGTTGAGGCTATCCGTGGCACCCGTGCAGACTTCACTGCTAGCAAGCACAAGGTGTTCACCCAGCCGTGTCCGAACTGGACTACTCCAGAGATGGAGATGGATAACTACAGGGCTGTGGTGCGGGACGACACTAAGGAGATCCTTGGTCTGACCGGGAAGAACTTCTCGCTTTACCAGCCCCTTCAGTTCGCCCAGTTCGCTGACGACATAGCCATGAACGGAGACATGAAGGTCCACACCATTGGAGTAGATGGTGGGGGCGCTAAGATCTGGATGCTCTGCAAGATAGGCTCTGTCGAGATTGTCCCCAACGACAAGGTTGACCACTACCTCTTCCTGCTCAACGGGTACGACGGAAAGACTGCTCTCCAAGCGATGTTCACCAGCATCCGAGTGACATGCTCAAACGTCGCACGGGTTGCTGTAAAGCAGGCGAAGGGAGAGGTTGTTAGGATCCGCCACACGAAGAACATGGTGGTCAATGCGGCTGAGGCTCGACGTGTTCTTCGCGTTGGTCAGGATGCTTTCGCTGAGTCCGATGAGTTCATGAAGAAGCTGGCTGACATTCCGATGACAACCAGCGACTGGATTGATTTCTGCTTGACGGTCTTCCCCTCCCCGCCTGTCAGTGAGGATGGAGAGTTCAGCAAGCGGGCCATGACGCGAGCGGACAACAACCGAAGCACGCTCACCTCGCTCTACCACGACGGACGGGGTGCTCGTATCCCTGGTGTTCAGGGTACTGCGTGGGGTGCATACAATGCGATCACTGAGTACGCCGGGTACCACCGTCAGACTCGTGGTGACCAGCGCTTTGAGTCCTTGATGATGGGCTCTGGTGCTGACTTTGTACGCAGCGGAACGAACGTCCTTCGCTCCCTCATTAATTAAACAACAGCCATAGCCAAGTCCAGTAGCTCCGTGATATTGTCAGCGGAGTTACTGGACTGCTTGGAGGCACCATGAAAATTACAGAAGAACAGTTAGAGAAGTGCGTTGCTGAGTACGAGATGGGTGACAGTTTGTCTGCCCTGGCAACGCGGTATGGGGTGAGCCTACCCACGATACGAAGCTACATCTGCGACAAGACCACCATCCGTGGCAAGGGTCCTATCGCTGGTAAGCCTGGGTTGCGTAAAGAGCGCGGCCCTGAGTGGGATGGGCTGGGTAAGATCCCAGACGCAGAGGTTGCTAAACTCGTTGGCTGCTCAAGGCAGAACGTTGCAAGGGTGAGAGAGATGCTTGGCATCCCTTCCTCCCGTGACGCTGAGATCTTTGCTCGCATGTCTAAGGCGAACAACGATGGCTGAACCACTCACACAATCAGAGCTATCTACATTCTCTCGATGCGAGGTACGACACGATATCCGCTACAACAAACTGCTTGTCCCTTTTGATACGCACCCTGCCCTGTTGATGGGCACTGGGTATCACGCTGGGCTTGAGCACCAGTCTGTTGACGCAGCTATCACCGCCATGCGTGAGGACTCTCCTACATGGAGCAAGTGGGAGGGGTCTGTCGCTGCTGTGCGCGAGGCCACTGTTGCTGCGATGGTAGGTGGAGCGTTGGACAACTGGATTCTGTGGCCTGACATCCACGAACTAGGGTTCAGCGTCCCCCTTCGTAACCCGTCTACTAACAGGGCAAGCAGGAAGCATTCTCTTCAAGGTGTCATCGACGGCGTCTGGAATGGAACGCATCCGAACTTCCCTGGCGAGGTGGTGCTAGGTGAGTGGAAGACTGCAGCCCAGGTTAGCCGTGAGTACATGACTCGCCTGGAGATTGACTTCCAAGTGAGCACCTACATGTGGGCAGCTAGTCAGCACTTCGGTGTGCCTGTTCGCAAGATGGTCTACCGGGTGGCGAAGAAGCCAACCATTAGGCAGAAGAAAACAGAAGAGCTTGGCGAGTACATAGAGAGGCTGACTCAGGACTATCTAGACCGTCCTGAATTCTACTTCTTTGAGGTGCTTGTTGAGAGGACGGACGAGCAGATATCTGACTGGGCTGCTCAGGCGTGGGCTACCCACCTTCGTGTCTCTGAGATACGGACTGGGCGGGCGATTCCAATCCGCAGTACGCAATCCTGCGTTAACCGGGGCAGGTGCCCCTACTTCGACCTGTGCGTAGGTGCAGTGACGAAGGATTCTTTCAAGGTGTTAGACCAACGGCACACAGAGTTAAAGGAGAATAACAATGAGCCTACTTCCTAAAGAACCCAGCCCTCCGAGTATTCGGATGTCTGATTACACATGGCACTTCTACGGAATACCCGGTGTAGGAAAGACAACGCTGGCTAACCAATTCCCTAACCCCATCTTCATCGCTACGGAGAGCGGCACTGAGGCGATGCTTGCTGCAGCTGTCCCTGCCCGTAGCTGGTCAGAGCTTAAGGCTGTGATTGCTGAGCTTGCTCAGGGTGGGCATGGGTACAAGACGGTTGTGCTCGACACAGCTGACATCGCTTACAACCTATGTGAGACCTACGTCTGTGAGTCTAACGGTTGGAACGATGTAGCTGACGGAGAGTGGGGTCGTGGCTGGCGAACTCTTAACCGAGAGTGGACCAACATGATCACCCAGCTACGCATGCTGCCTATGTGCACTGTGCTGCTGGGTCATGAGAAGAGCGAGATGATTAAGGAGAAGCTAGGTAGCAAGATGGTGGAGACAGGGATGAACCGTGTCACTACTGCGCTACCCAGCACTGCTCGTCAGACCCTTCACTCTGCTGTGGACTTCATCGTCCGCTGTGAGTTCACCCCAGAGAATGAGCGGATCCTCCGCACACAACCAGTAGAGAATAAGCGCGAGCGAGTTGAGGCTAAAGCTCGCGGCAGTAAGGGGGCAACCCTGCCCGAAACAATAGAGATGAGCTTCACGGCTCTCGCTGATGCGTTCAAGAAAACGCTAGGCACCAACACCAAGGAGAAGAAGTAATGCCTGATATCGGAAACATGTTTGATAGCGCACCGTCCACCCAGACCACATCGAGTTCAGAAGAACGCAAGATGGACACTGTCCCTGACAGTTCATACGACGTAGAGGTCACTGACTTCTCCGTCTTCGTGAGTAAGAAGGGTGACTACTATGTGTCGTGGTGGTTTGAGGTGATGTCTGGTCCGCACAGTGGTGCTCAGCTGCAGCGCTTCACTAGTGTTGGACCTCGCACCTTCTCGTTCATCAAGAGCACGGTTAAGACAGCTGTTGGTCGTGTGCCTGAGTGGGAAGATCTGTTTGTTGATGGTCGCACTGGCCCCATCCGTAATGAGATTATCGGACGGGCTGTTCAGATCACACAGAAGTCTAGGGACTACCAGGGAAAGGTCTTCGTCAACATCTATGTAGACAAGGTCATTAAGAACCCTAGTAACCCTGCTCCAGCCCCTCCTGCTGACGCCTTTGACGAGGCTGATGTGGACGACCTCTTCTAGAAGCAGGTGCCCCCTCCTGTAGATAGGTCCGTACCGTCCTGGGGCACCACGATGCGTGCAAGCGCTCATGTTTTTGGACAATCAGATCTATGCCTGCTGGCCCGGTGAACGGAGCCCTGATTAGAAGGGTCTCAAGCCAGCACCCTTAACTCGCTCAAGTTAAACGAGCACAACCATAGGAGAAGCACATGCCCTACAACAACAAGACCCCCTTCGTAGCTGGCTCAGAGACTTCAGAAGAAGCAGCTAAGAGTCTTTACTCAGGCCCTATTAGAGAGAGGGTGCACAAGGTCATAGAGAGCATGGACTGCTTAGGCGCTACTGACGAAGAGCTAGAGCGGAGACTCAACATGAAGCACCAGACTGTCAGCGCTAGGCGTAGAGAGTTAGTGCTCATGGGTAGAGTCAAAGACTCAGGAGTGAAGAGGCGCACTACCTCAGGCAGGAAGGCAGTAGTCTGGATAGCCTGCGAGGAGCCTCCTCAGGAGGCGCACAAGGCTCTTCAGTGCTGTCCTCTATGTGGAGGCTCAGGCAAAGTGCGAGACCCCTACCCACTGGGCTCTCAGCCCGACCTCTTTGAGGTCACACGATGAGCCTGCTGATGACACACGGTAGGCTTGAACGGCTACTTGAGATCGCACACGAAAAACTTGCAGAGCTTGAGGTCACTCACTCAGCACACGCTAAGGCTTGCTTCGATGCTGGTTACAACATCGGCTACTTCAATGGCAGGCTTGATGAAAAAGAAGATGAACAAGTCTTTGGGAATGGCCCTGGGGACGCTTACGAACTGTGGAGTTCAGACAAGGAGATGGCATGAGTATGTACGCACACATCAATTACAAAGAGGGAATCGCTAACGGAGTCCCAGGGCCCACGATGGACGCCCTGAAGCGGTACATTGAGATGCGCCTCCCTCCCGGTGGCTTCCTTACTGCTGTGCTTGAGAACAAGCTGCATGAGTCCTTAGCAAAGGCAGACAGTGGGAACCTAAAGGCTATCAAGGAGATTGTGGCTTGGGTTTATTGGCATGCTCCAGGCAAGTGCTGGGGTGGCGTTGAAGAGGTTGACGCTTGGTTAGCTGAAGACAACTCGGAGGGGGCCTAAGACGGATCTTAAGGAAGCTTACGAAGCCATTCGATCTGCCTGGGATGCACTAGAGTCAGCTCAGGACGACCTGTACGGAGTAAGCCTGAAGGCGAGGACGCTAGTGGCAGAGGCAGACAAGGCTCAAGATAGAGCCTCTGCCGCCGCCGCCAGATTACGAGAGGCTATCTCTGACACCTTCTCAGTGGAGCAGGCTGAGTGGGTGGGCAACTGCTCTCAGTGCCTCGTAGCCCAGGCTATGAACGGAGAGACGACCTGCGAGCGCTGTGCCCTGTGAAGCATAGACATCAGTACGGCCCTTGGCTCATTAGGAAAACAGGTGAGCACTCAGAGCTAGAGGATAAGGAGTACGCACTAGCTACTCGCTTCCCTCCTTTCTGGGTTCAGTCATGCGACTGCGGGGCAGAGAACATGTACCGCTCTAGGAAGCGTCCCTTAGCTAGGATGAACTTCAGAGAGATGTGGGGAGCTAGGGTTCTCTGATGCACGAAAGCGCCAGCCTTGGGGGGAAGGCTGACGCTCTCTAGTAGCGAGGGGTAGCGCCACCCTAGGCGAGGAGGCTGAGAAGGTGACTGCCCTTGCTAGGTGACAAACAGGTTTACGTTTACGTCACTGTTTGGAGCTGTGCCCCCCCACGGCACACTGGACGCAGCAAAGGTGATCGCCGTTAGGCAAGTAATGCCCTTGTCGATGTATACAACGAGATCTTCATCCGCAGTTATGGGGATAACAATGTCAGCGTCTCCGTTTACCATCGTCATGTCATCCCAGATAAGAACGTAGTCAGAGCCGACTGCGCTACTTGAGATGTGCATTGTGTAAATGCTTCCAGAGGTTCCTGTGGAATTGACCGAACCATCCTCGTCAACCTCTACACCATTAACGATGTAGGACTGAATCCCAGAAAGGGTGAATGGTGATGCCTTGTATATAGTAGCCATTAGGTGGGTGTCGCAAGGAACGTAAGGTTAACCTCACTAGAGGGGGCCGTGGTTCCATTGGTTCCCCTTGAGGTTAGGACAGCAGCAGCAATCCCAGCAGTAAACTCTACCCCATTGTCAAAGCTGTACTGAACCTTCGTCGCAGCGTCTGACTTAAGAATCATAGCGGGGTTGTCACCCCCGATAGTTGGAATTCCAGCCGTGTCGTAACACTTCAAGTAGGAAGCGCTAGTGTTCAGGCTGTTGTCGATAACAACTGCGTACACGTTTGTAGCTGTGGCGGTTACTGCCTGAGTAGCAAGCGGCCCTCCACCAGAGGGGAACGACTGAGACATAGAGATAACGTGGCTCGCTACCTGAGCCTCAATAGTTGTCTTAGACACAGTCATTTAACCTGCTCCTCTATGCGAGCGATACGCCGCTCAATCCTACGCTTAGCAGCCTTAGCCATCTTCGGACCACGCTCGTCCAGCCTACGCTGAAGCTTGCCCAGTCGCTCCTTCTTTCTCTTCATGGCTCGCTCTACAGCGCGGACGATACCGATGACTCCTAGCGAGGATAGGTAGAAAATGAACCAGTCCGCTGCCTCCATGAGTGGGGACGGGAAGTCTATGGCTTGGTCTAAGCGATACGCCATCTCAGCCGCGATACGGGAGTCCCTCTGGAACATGTTGAGACCCAGAAGGTCAGACCCAATATCACCAGTCACCTGAATAAGAAGAGTCTCAAGCTCGCTGTGATGAGCTTCAATAAGCTCCGCTGCCTGCCTCTCCTTAGCTAGTCGTCTACTCCGTGGCGTCGACATCGTCCGACTCCTCTAGTGCGTCGAGCACAGGCTCTATGATCCCCTCGACTCGCTTGCCGTCTACATAGCCTTGAGAGGCAAGGTAAGCCACGCAAGCGGCCATGCTCATGGAGATAGCCTTCTCCATGTCGATCTCGTCTGTAAGCCAAGCAGCGAGGACTGGAAGCAGTAGCCCAGCTAGGGCCATAGCGAGCTTACGGCTCTGTAGTTTGACTGGAATCATCGTCATCTCCTCTGTAACTCTCTAACGGAAGCTCACGGTAGCCGAGTGGCGTGCCCTGATACAAGCTCTCTGGTGGGGTAGGTGGAAGGTAGGTCAAGCTGCCTCGGTTGATGAAGCTCAAGACAACCGCCCCAAGCAGGGCAGCTAGGACAAGCAGCACAGCCTCTCTGTCTGGGAGGTTCACGCTGTCACCTTCGCGTACTCGCGAGCCATGGCAGCAGAGTAAGCCGCCACGTTTCCTGGCCCATTGTAGCGGCGAACTAATTCAGGCCAGTCCTTTTTGCGGGCGGCGATTAACGCAGGCTTATTGCTCTTGAACCAACTGGTTAGAAGCTTGTAACTTGCCTCTAAAGGATCTGAATAGAAGCTATCGACACCATGCTGAGCATCCCCATACGCCTTAATCAGATGACTACCCAGGACTTGATACAAGCCCCAGGACGTGGACCTAACGGCAGCGTCAGGGTCGAACTCAAAGGCGTGCTCAAAGGCAGACTGGTCAGTCTCTGACCGTGTCACAGAGAATCCTCTAGGTCCCTTGGTGAAGGGGATGTCTAGGGAGAGGGACGGTCGATGCCTAAGGAATAAATGTGGCTCAAATCGAATCGCTGATGTCCTGCCACCCGACTCTACCGCTTCTATCGTTTGGATTACCTCGACGGGGATCCCCAGAGCGTTAGCAGCCTCAACTTGAGCAGAGGAAGGAGAGGCCTCAAAGACCCACCCGTCATCCTTTGCTGCGGCCATAGTCATTCGCCCGGCAACGCCATCGTCAGGCAGGCCACAGGCCTCTTGGTATGCCTTAATGGCCTTGACTGTGTTGGGTCCGCTGATGCCGTCGTCAGAGCCACGAGACAAGAACCCAAGGCGAATCAAGAAACCCTGGAAGGACTTGACCTCTTCACCCCTCGACCCCCGCTTGATCACTTGCACCTAGCCCCGGTGGCCTGACAGATCGCGCTGATGTTCGACGCCTGTACCGCTTGCGTTTTTCGGATCTCTAACTGCTCGTCAAGCATTCGATCCATGCGGCTTTCGGTCACCGGGTGAGCCTTCAACGCAGTGTGAATCTTGAGCCCCTCTTCAATCTGCTCGACACGGTCGGACACGTCCGCGCTCCCAATGGTCAGGAATCCGTAAAATGAGCCGGCGCTAAATATTAGAGGGATAGCCCACAAAGCCATCTTGAGCCTGTGTTCGGTCTGGGAGGTCATGTCTGAACTTCTCCAGAGGCCAACACGGTCGCCTCCGCCAACACAGAGCCGTCCTCGCTCCGCCAAGTGAGGCGCCACTCAACATGCTCCCCGTCCGCGTCGGCAAGGGGGTCACAGTTGATCTTAGCGTAGCCCTCCGACGCAGAGCCGATGACCGGAGCGGCAAGTGATATAGCGTGTGATGGATGCATCAGGATCCCAGAGTGAGGAGACGGAACTTGGTGCAAGTCAACTTGAACGAGCTTGTCCCGGTGTTGTTGTTGCAGAGATAGATTTGAAAGCGCATGTCGGTCACGTTGAAAGTAACTGAGCCCGCCGTGCTGGTCGCCGCCTGCTCGGGTGAGATAAACTCTTGGAAGGTGGTCGCGGTTAGCGGATCGACGAAGTCCGCATCAGCCGAAGAGGAAGCGATACAGGTGCCGCCCGTAAGGTAGACAACCTCAAAGAATGTATGTGGCGCTGACTCTGTTGTCCCCGCCACAGCGGCGTTCGTCCCCGCTCCGTCGAGGAGGCGGAAAAGATAAGGACCGATCCCACCAAAGGCCCCAGAGGAATACTCACGGATCGACGCAGCAAACGACGTGTCGAGGTTCGCAGTCGAGAGAATGATCCCCCACTCGTCATAGTCGCCAGCAAGCTCGTTGGTGGGCTCGATGATCGCTTGGACCGCGAAAGATTGACTGCTCCCGATTGAGGGATAGATCCCCCCGGCTCCCCCGATGCTCGCCCAAACCCTGGGCGGCTGGCGCGGAGATGCATATAGCTGGGTGTTGTGGGTTCCGTCCGTAGCGATCTGAAGCCCGGCGGAGGCGGTGATCTCGGTCATGCTGCTGTTCGATTCGTTATCAACCCCCCAAGTAACGCCTCCGATTGTCACCGATCCGGTGTTGAAGTTATGAGCGTCCTCCGCAGAGAAATCAACGGAATACTGCTCATTCCACGAGGAGGTTGGTCCAGAGTACGGGGGAGTTCCCCCTGTGGCCTTAGGGTGAATTCTTGTTACGCCCATTAGAGTGCCCCTCCGGCATGCCCGCCAAGACGAAGGATCCTAACGGATGAGAAGTAGTTGTAGAACGTGCCGCCTCCGGTAACGCTAAAGCTAGAAAGAGCAAGACGAAGGTCCGACACATCAAGGCCCCAGGCTGGCTCACCAAACACACCGTAACCATTGACTGCCGACGTACCAGCCTGGACTACAGCGCGGTTGTCCGTGATCGACGCCATCGGAACGGCAGTGGTGTCCGTTGACGCCGAATTGGCGCAGACCCCGATTCCTCCACTGGGATAAAAGACAACCTCAAAGCTTCGCGGGACCGCGCTAACTACGCCCCCGAGTATCGTATCGTTGGCGGTCTGAGTGGGATGACCACTCACCTGATACTTGCGATCAACACCGGACGAGTAGGTCCGATAAGCAAGCCACCTATCGACGCTGTCTAGGTCCGCTGCGGCTTTGTATAGCTCAAGCCCGTAACCCTCAGTCCCGGAGCCGATAGCAATGGGCTCCTCAGTGAAGACTTGGACGCAGATGACATCTCGGTTTGTCAGGTTTGGGATACAGTCCGAGAGGGCTACGTTGAGGCAGGGGGTGTCGAGTTTGTTCCAGACATCGGTACCAGACGCTGGCTTGGCCTTGAGGCCAGAACCACTCACCCACTCAAGCTCACCAATGGCATTGTCTGTGTCACCAGAGTCGTCCTCTTCAGCAGTCCACACCACAGCCGCCCCATCAGCGTTCCGTGACCCGAGGGTTAGTGGGGCATTGTGGGCTATTACCCCAGAGGCCTGAGTCGTGAAGTCGAAGGAATACTCCTCGTACCAAGCAGGATCAGAGCTTCCCCCTCCGCCGCCTGACCCACTGTCGTCAGTTGGGTGTGACCGTGTGACAGAGCCCATAGCTAAGCAATCGCTTCAACGTAGAGGGTTACCCGAATCTCAGTGTTAGCAATAAGCGGGTCAACCACTAAGTAGGGCTGGTAGAAGAAGGGGATGGGCGTGTTTAGCGTGTCGCTTAAAGTCTCGCCAACAGCAGCGAAGGTGAAGGAGGCGTCATAAAGCTCTTCCGTGGAAGTGTCGTCTTCGTAGAGCTTAAGGGAGATCGTGTCCCCAACGCTTCCAGTGTTGTCTGCCAACCTAGCCCGAATGCCAACAACAAGACCACGAGACACTGCCTTAGGCCCGATAGACAGGCCGACTGGGGTAGACGGTCCTGCGGCTATAGGAGCACCGATAGTTGAGTATGAATCTACTGGTATGTAAACAGTCTTAACTGTGTATGCCATCGCTTCCTCCTGCCCCTTATCCAGCTATCAAGCGATAGAAAGCCAGTGGGTCTATGGGGTTATATCTCAAACGTAACGGAACTACTCTTCCACGTCACTAACAGTTTCGTTAGGACTGGCACTAAGTTTCTTACGAAGGTACCTGCGCTGACCCACAGCCATCGGGAACTGGCTGTTCAACATGTCGAGCATTCGATCTTCCATCTCCTTGCTCACCTTGTATCCCTGGTAGTCCCAGTCAATCGAAGTCTGCCTCCAACCCACAGTGAACATCATCATGCGCTCAAAGGCAGTAGCCCTAGCAGCTTCCTCATCTTCTGGAGTAAGAGCAGCTTCTAACGCATAACTGTTAAAACTCTCTGACGAGATGTTCATGTACTGGTTCATCCATCGCCAGCCTGGAAGCTTCTTAGCCATGTAGAACATCACAGGATTCTCTGACTTCCTAACCTCTCTAGTGCGCCCAGTCTTAACGCCATTCTTGTAGACAGGGACGTAGTAGTTTGGCTTGTCTGGGTACCCGAAGATCATCTTAAGCAGAGGGGGAGAGTCCTTAAGCTGGTTGATGTTGTTCAACTCTTTAATAGGCTTGCCGTAGTAGAAGCTCTTGCCCCCACCAAACGTCATCTCCATGAAGGCAAGGAGAGGAGGGCTCATCCGAGTAGCGAGACCCTGGATAGGCATGCCCTCCTTGCTCCTGAACAACTCAAGGATGGGCTGGTGCGGAAGTCCTGACAGAGCGATGACCTTAGCCGGACCACTACGCACAACCACTGGATAGCGGTAATGCTCTGGGAGTCTAGCGATGTCCTCCTCAGTAAACTGCATCTGGTAGATGCCCTTGGTAAACGCAGAGAGCATCCTTGCTGTGCCTGGGTTCTCCTTCATCCAGTTCAGCTGGTACTTCAAGTTGCCAGCCTCCCAGGTATAGAAGAAGAAGAAGCGACGGAAGACGTTCTTCTCTAGGGGAGTCAGGTCTGAGTAGTCACGAAGAGACCTGTTGACCTTCATCAGAGCAGTGTCGATATCGTCCCCACGCTTCAGCAAACCAACTGCCATAGAGAGTCTCGCCTGAGACTCGGCGGCTTGGTTCAGACCACCCATCATCTTGACGAAGTCTCCCATCGAGGTAGCCCCGATGAAGGCTCCTGGGATAGCACCTACCCCAAAGAATGCTGAGCCAATGACCCCGCCTGCTACGCCGCCTGTGATCTTCTCACCTGTTCGCACGATCCCCTCTTTCGGAGAGGCCTTGATCTCATCTACTGCGTCACCAACCATCCTCTTGTAAGTCTTCCCGCCACGCACAGCCTTCACACCAGACCAACGCTTGCCAGCCATCATGCCGAGAGCACCACCTAAGAAGAAGACAGGAGCACCAACCCCAAAAGCAGACCCCAGAGCCATGCCAGTAAGAGCCCCAGCAGTAGTGCCAGCAAGCTGAGAACCAACCTGCTTAGCTGTAGGGATTGCCTTGCGAGAGAGCCCTGTGGCCTCCTCAAGGAAGTCAGAGGAAAGAGCCTCGTCGTAGAAGCCGCGAGACGAGAAGGTCTTGCGCCAGTCCTGAACAGACATGCTGTGAGGGCCGATGTTAATCACAGCCTTTAGATTGTCATCTCCCCAGGAGCCCCAGATACGCATCGCCTTAAGCTGAGTGTCGAAGTTGACCGCCCCAAAGCCAATCTCCTGAACCGTAGACACGATGTTGCCGATGACGTTACGACCGATGTGAGCGAGAGCAACGATAGTAGCTTGCGCCTTAGCCCACGCCTGCAGCCCATCCCACACTTCCGTACCCACAGTCTTCTTAGCCAGGAAGGCATCAGAGGAGTTCCTCCAGTTCAGGTACTCCTTCACCTGAATGGGGACATAGGGGACCTTGAGCTTGTCACTAGTCAGAGCATGCAAGACATCAGCAGGGACATCGTGACCTAGCTCAGCACGGACAAGAGCCCCGATCTCATCAAGGTCAGCCCCGTTTATCACGCGCATCTTCAAGTCCTTGGACAGCCTCTTCAGCCCCTTAGGAAGCTGCTTCTGAAGGATAGACTGTAGGTACTCGACCTCACCCAGAGGGACGTAGCCCAGGTCTTCAGCCGCCCTATTGCGCGCCTTCACATCGCCAATCTGAGCAATCAACCTGCCATTAGGGAACAGGTCTAGCGTGGTCTTGATGAACCTAGCGTCAGCCACAGCCTCTGAGCCCTTGCGGTGGTAGTACTCCATCGCGACTAAGACATCAGACTCAAACAACTCATCGTACTCAGCCAAGAGAGCGCCCTCTTTGATCTCGTCAACTAGGTCGTCATAACTCTGCCCAGAATCTTTGATGAACTTCTTAAGCTCACCACTGCCCTTAGCAGCAGCCTGAGCAGCAGCCTCACCATGAGCACCTCTCCTAGCTGCATGGAATAGAAGCTGCTCTGCACGGAGAGCCCTCTTGCCCTCGTTGATGTCCTCGATGATCCCAGCAATCTTCCGCTCCTTGCCGAAGTACTGAACCAGACTCCTACCAATGCGACCAGCACCACCCACGCCAAACCCAGCAGCCCTCTTAACTGCAGCTTGAGAAAGGATGTGAGGGAAGAAGGCACCAACGTCAACACGGGCAAAGAACTCCTCAGCGTCAAACGCCTTGTCGATAACACCAGCCTCAACAAGACGCTCAAGGTGCATGTCGAAGAACTCTTTCATCTCCTTAGCTACATGGACAACTCGCTTAACATCCTCCTCGTTACCAAGGATGCGTACCTGCTCCTCAAGCCCAGCAACGAGCGTTCTCTGCTTGCTAGCTGCCTCCTCTGCCCCATCAGCCAGATACTTAGCCAGCCTCGACTGAGCGGCAGTCAGGCGCTTCTGAGTGTCCTTCAGGAGGATGGCAGGACCACCGTCACTTCCAGGCAGGACGTTCCTCAGCTTCTTATTCTTAAGCAAGGAGGTAATGCGAGCACGCTGACCCGGTGACAAGTTAGGAATGTAGTCAGCTATGTCTGCGCTACGAAGAGCCTCAAGCCTAGCCTTGAACAGCAGCTTCTCAGACTCAATCACATTGTACTGAGAGGTGAGTCTGTTCTCGATGGCACGGGAGACATCGTCAGGGTGACGGAGGTCGAAGTCAGCATCTCTGATCTCATCAAGGAACTTGTCCACATGAATCTGGACATCCTTCTTAGGCATAGCCTTCTTCTTAGTGCGAGCCCTGTCTAGTTCCTTGATAGCCGCAGCTAGATCGTTCTCAGGGAGACCGTCGCCAACCTTAGCTAGCTTCTGCTCAATCTTCCCAATCTCTGCCATGAGCACAGCAGCACGCTCTCTGGGGTCCTTAGACCTACGAGCCTTAGCTACCGCCTTCTTAAGCAGGATGTCAGCAGACATGTCCTTAGTGGCAGGGAGCTTGACTGATATGTCTCGCCCGAAGAGAGTCACGCTTAACTTATCTACAGCAGCCCTGAGTTCATCCCCTCTTCCAGCAGTGACGAAGCCCTTCTTAATCAGGCTGTCTGGGAGGTTAGCGAGAGCCTCCTTAGAAGCCTTGCGAATAGCCTCAGCCTCATTAGCTACATGAGATGTAATAGAAGCCATCCTGTTTTTGTAGTGAAGCTCTAGAGCCTCAAGGATGCGGCGCTCCTGAGAGCCAGCTTTGTGGATGAGCTTGTTGTCTAGCTTGAGACCATGAAGGTTGGTGTAGACCTTGCCCTTAGACACGATGGAACCGTCTGGCCTTCTTACTGGCTCGTAACTTCTCCTGGCTGTGTCGTATGCAGTCTTAGCCTTGTTGTAGTTAGCCTCTGCCTCAGCTAGGTCGATAGCGCTATCACCAGCACGCGCCTTCATGAGCGAGGCGTTAGTGCCGTCTAGCTTCTTACTAAGGTCCCCCAGCCTAGTAAGGATAGCCTTGGCTCCCGCAGGGAGGTTCACCCCACTCATGTCCCTCTTCCCAAGCATCGTTGGGTCTAGCTCGTTATCTAGCCTGCTCCACATAGCGTCGAAGAGAGAGGTGATGGGGACCTCGTCTCCTGTGTTCCAAGCTACTCGGACAGAGTCAACGTAGGCTTGGGCTGAGTCAGAGAGAGGGAGGGGGGAGCGGACTGTTGGGGTGGTCTTAACTGCCTTTACATCAAGAGCCTCTTCAAACTTAGGAAGAATTTCTCCGTCGAACTTCCTAGCAGCGGGAATCGGCGCATCAAGAATCTCGTCTGTCACCCTTATCAGCTCAGAGAGCGCGCTTACCTCTTTGCCCTTTAGCCCAAGGATCTCTGCCAGCAGGTCAACAAACTTATTAAACGCAGTCTTTCCACCCTCGACCTTAATCCCCTTAAGCGTTTCCTGAAACTTAGGCGACGTAAGCCCGTAAGCAACAAGCTCTGTAATGTCATCGAGTGCAACGTGCCGAAGGTCGTCAAAGGACCGACTTCGTCCGAGAGCATCTCTGATGTCTACTGCTAAATCGCTAAGAGATTCAACAGACTTAGCCAGGGCGCTGCCCTTGGGCGCGCTAAGACCCCTCTCGATTTGAAATATAGTCGCACTGTGAACAAGCTCATGGAGAGCCACCTCTAACGCGATCCCATCGCCACCATCAGCGTAACGGTTGCCCCACCCCTTAACCCCCAAAAATCCACCGGGCTCGCCAGGCGTATGGACAAAGACTCCATCTGCCCCCCTCCGTAGAGCAGATCTGCCCTGATCAACAGCGTAACTCCAAGAGGTATGGTCTGGCCTGAGGACCCTAAACTCTCCAGACACATAAGGGGAGATCCTGTTAGCTATCGCCCTGTATGAAGGGACATTAGAGTTCTCTGCTATCCAAGCAACTAGCTTCTGCTGCCCGTCCATACCGGACAGCTCCCAGAAAACGTCCTCAAGCTCGTCCCTGGAGATGTCTGCGCCAACAGCCCTGACAGTGCCTGGGATAGCCTCAGCAGAGCGAACCTTTGGCGGGGCATCAACCTTAGCCATAAGCTCTACGTCAATTACGATGTGCTTCTTACCCATCGCTCGCAGAGCTTCAAGACGGTGTCTACCGTCATTAACGCTATGAAACGATCCGTCTGCGTTCAGGTTTACCCGAGGTGGGAATACAGCCTCCTCTCCAGACTCAATGAACTCAACCGCCCTGCGAGACTTCTCTGCTGAGAGGTTGCCCTGAACCGGGATGTCATCAATGCTGACCACGCGGGGTCGAACATTCTCAAGACCCATAAGGACATCCGGTTCCTCTCGGATCCTGGCTGCGTCGTACCCCATGTGAGAAAGGTCTTCACGGGCCTCTCTGACCTTGTCCTCCAGAGAGCGGTACGACACACCCTCGACTGTCGCTACTGCCTCGATAGGCTCACCCAGAGCCTTAGCCTCCTTAGCCCCAGTCAAAGCCTCATCAGCAAGCTCAGCTGCCTCGTCACCGAACTCCTCAGCGACAGACCTCCTGAAGTCTTCAAGAGTCTTCTTGTAAGCGTTGACGAACTCGTCAGACTCTTTGATAAGAGCCTCAGCTGCAGCCTCATCACCGCCCTTACCAACAGCAAGGAGAGCAGCACGAAGTTGCTCAGCAGACTCATCAACCTTAACTACGTCAGCTGTAGTAGCGGCTAGCTGAGACTGAATCTTCCCAAGCTCGTCACTGATGTGCTTAAGCTCAGGCTTGAAGTCCTCAGCTATCCGGCCAACAGCAAGCTCAGCCTGGAACCCAATCCGCTCATCAACAGTCACCTTTGCAGCAGCAAGGAGATAGTGAGCCTGAGCCCTAAGACCCTCTAGGTACTCAGCCCTTGCCTTCCCACCTAGCCCACCAGCAAGAGAAGCTAGGTCTTTAGCCGCACCAGCCGTCATATCAACGTAGCCGTCAAGCAAGTCCTCAAAGACCTTCGTATCAATCTTCGTGTTTGTACGGAGGTGAGCAATAGCAGCCTCAGCCTGACGGACATCGTCTTTTGACAGCACAGTCAGGATGCGACCCTCTCCCAGGTCTGCGTCCTTACCCAGTCTAACTAGCGTGTCTATTGTCTCGTTAAGCTTCTCTACAGAGGCTAGCTTGATGATGTCCTCACCCGTAGCTAGAGCAACTTCACGGCTAGCCCAACCAAGCTCGTAAGCCTGCCTGCCTAGCTTGAGAAGCTCTGGGTTATCCCCTGCTGCCTCCTCAAACCTAGCCTTCCACACAGGCCACTGAGCCCGAAGGTAAGCGGCATCCGTCTTCCTCTGACGCTCCGCATTAGTCATCTTGTGGAACATGCCTGGATGGATGAGGTCCTTCCTAGCAATAGGAGCCCACTTACCGTCAGCACCCTTAGTCGCGTAGTGCATAGGACGACGAGACAAAGAAGCCACACCAGCAAGAGGCAGGCGAACAGATTCTATCCACGCTGCTTTCTTTATTAAGGCGTGGTTAATAGCGAAGGTCAGAGGCTCGACGTTAGTGACAATGCGGTCAGCCTGGAAGACTGTGTCAGCCTTAGTCTTTCCTCTCAGAGCCCGCACACCACCAGCTATAGCCCTTCTCCCTGAGCCTCCAAAGCCACGACCATGAGCAACGGATATGATCTCATCAGCAGCTTGCTCAGCTAGTCTGGCGAACTTCTCCTTACCCATCATGCGCTGGAGCATCTTCTTGTCTGGGTAGTAAGCAGCAACAGCAGCCTTCGACCCGTGGAGCCCCTCCTTAGCCTGCTCGTAGACACGCGCCTCCCCAGGAGACAGCCAGACAGGAGCAGTCTTAATCTGCCCACCCTCAGCGGAGGCTCCCAGGCTTACAACAACCTTCTTGTTTTTCTCCCCCTCCTTAAGAGCAGCCACCCACTTCTTCTCTACCTCGGTGACACTCAGCCCACCCTCCAGAGCCCACGCTCTAGCGTCTGCAAGCATTGGGACAGACTGAGCCCCTACTGGGCCAGACTTAACCCCACCCTGAAGGGCTAGGGTTACAGCGTTCCCTACCTCCTTTCCAACGATGCCGATAGCGCGAGCCTGGATACCACCGAAGAGCACCTCTCCAGGGATACGACCCTTCCCGCCAATCTCAGACAAGGCATTGAAGCCCTCGTCAAACTCGCCCATGAGTCTCTTGTAGTTTTCTATTAGAGGAGCGGCTCTACGGTCTAAGTCAGCTGCAGCAGCAGTAGCAGTAGCCTTATCGACAACATCCCCGATCTCGTCAATAACTCGACCACCCTGTGCGCGCTCTCGCAAGCCACGAATCTGGCTAAGCTCTGTCTCCACAGCTGCCATGTCGTTAGACAACCTAGTAAGCTCATCAAGAGCAGCCCTAGCCTCTGTCGGTGGGCCAACCTTCTCAGCCCCCACGACGACACCCTCAAGCTCGTCAATCATGGACTTTCTAGCCAGGGGCATGGCAGACATCTCAAGGCGCGCAGACCTAGCGTTACCTAGAGGGTTAATCTTGAGCCCCATCTGAGTAAGGTTCTTCGCCAGAGGAGCCAGTCTCGCTCCCTGCATAGCTCCCTTGAATGGTCCTAGCCCAGCGAAGTTCAAGGAACTCACTCCCATGAGACCAACCAAGTCGATAGCCATGTGACCGCCAGTCCCACCAGCAGCTAGAGCCTCATCAATGATGAACTCAGTCTCTTCCCTAGAGCGCCCCTTCACGACCCCCATCATGTTGTGCCAGCCAGAGGTGATGCTGTCAGCAACGTCCTGCTCTGCCGCGTCGTACCCAGCGCTGCGGTTGAAGATCTCCTCAGCCTCTTCCTGAGTGTCGATGCCAAAGGGCGTAGTCATGTAGAGAGCCCAGTTCTTAATGGCTTCTCCACCCTTGCCTAGCTGCCCCTTGTCCTCTTCCCAGTTCTGCTTCCAGAGATGACCCAGGTTCCCAATGCCAGCCTTCTCCTTGCCAGCTAGGACATTCGCAGCGTTAGTCTCCTTGTGCTCCCAGAGAGTCTCACCAGCTACGCGAGCCCAGCGATCAAAGATAATGTCCACAACGTCGAGGACTTTCCACAGACCAGTGGGCTCGATGTAGCCCTCTCTAGATATACCTAGAGCCTCTGCCTTGTCTGGGTCCCAGTCCCTGATGAACTTGCCTAAGATCTGAACCCTCTCATCGTGGTCACGGGTCCTGTTGTACTTAATGGCGGCACGACGTAGGGCACTGTTTAGATAGTCTAGGCTGTGCTTCCCTGGCTCTGCCTTAAGGGAGTCTGGAGCTTCCATAGGGAGGGTGTCAGGAAGGCTGGTGATGTGCCCAGCTGTGACATCCAATCCAGGGATGGCTGGGCCTGATACTCCGAAGCCGCCAGGGTCTTTAGGTGGAGAGAAGTCAAAAACGATCTCATCGCTAGGCGGCTCAGGACCCACCACTCCTAAAGGAGGAGCCTCAACCGAAGGAGAAGAGAAGTCAAAAACAATCTCATCATCAGGCGGTGCCTGTTGAGCCGCCAGGGGTGGAGGATCCCCCCCAGAAAAATCAAACACGATCTCCGAGTCACTGGAGAATTCTTGAGGCATTGAAGCTACCCGCCAAGCTGACTAATGAAGAACTGTAAGTTTCTTATGTCTTCACCAGTACTCACCCCGCGACGGAGTTCAGATGGGATCCCGGCCCCATACGCTGCCTCTCCCCTCAGCTGTCCCCCTTCAAGCTGACGCTTCTCCGAAAGATCAGAGAGGAGATCCTTCAGGTCCGAGACAACAGCCTCAGAGTCCGATGCGCCTAGACGCTCCCCGGCATTCCTCTGGATTAAAAGATCTTCTGCCCGAGAGGTAACCTCGTTGAACCTAGCCAGCAACTCTCTGTTCCTGCTAATTTTAGACGCTTCACGGGCCTCCTCTTTCAACTCAGCAGACCTTCTAGACTGTTGCTTAGCGGCAGAGGCACTGAGCGGTTTCCTGGCAGAGACTAGCTTGGCTTCGGCGGCAATACCCTGCTCACTCCTAAGAGTCTTGACTGGGGGTGCTTGTGGGGTCGCTTCCACAGAATCTCTGTAGTGCTTCACAATCGCAGCAGAAACCTCAGGGGATGTCTTGGCTGAGATGGTCTTTTCAAAGTTATCCCAGGTTATATTCCCGCTACGCACACTCGCCAGACCAGCCTGTATGCTCTTGTTCCCTTCAGCAAACTCAATCGGGGTCTTGTCGCCAAGGCTGAACGGGGGGGGAGGTGGAGGCCTTCCGAAGCGAAGCACCTTTAGCCGATCATTCCCGTAAAGAACCGCTTCGTTAGCTTCCCTGTAAGCCCGTGCCGCCTTCCCGTAGGTTGGGTTGGACTCCATCTTAGCCAAGTCCTCAGGGGTTGGGATTATGCCCTCGCTTAGGGGGCTAATCTTAACGAGCTGCGACAGAGCGTTGTTGCGGTTGTCCACAAGTTTATCAAGCTCAGACACTGCTGCCTTAATCTGCTTCGCATCGCCCCTACCATCAGGAGCCACAACCCCAGTGCGCCTGTCACCCCTACGAATGTTCTTAACGCGAGCCGCCTCAACAGCGGCAGCTGCTTTGGTCTTGGCAGCGGTGGTGCTGAAGATGTTCTTCAGGAACATGTTGGCAGCAGCGGTATCCCCGCTGGAGTACAGGTCGCCAAAGTGACCCGCCACCACCTGCGCGTCCTCACCCGTCACTCCGCTTCTGTGGATCTCCTTAAGGGCTAAAGAGGTGTAAGCGTTAGCCGCCCTCTGCTTAGCTGCGTTAGCCTTAGTCTCCTCAGCAAGCTTCTTAGTCAGGTCTATCTCTCTAGACTTCCTCTTGGCACCACGAACGAAGTGCCTGTACCGGGCGAGGAACCCAGGCAACTCACTATTTTTCACAGTCGTGCCAGCCAGAAAGTTTAGGTCGCTCCAGTACCCTCTCTCAGCCATGTAAACAGCGGAGGCTACCGAGCTTAATTCAGGGGCATAGTCTATTGGATTGCCAAACGCCTGGAATGGGTTAATCAACTTGTCTGGGGTCTTAGCCTGAACCTTCTCTAGAATGACGCGAGCGCCAGCCTCAGAGGTAGCCTCCTTGTCTGCCTTAGCTAGGGGGCCTTCGCCTACCCCCTCCCTCTTGTCTACCGGGCCAGCAGGTCCACCAGTCTCTCTGCCCGCTCCAGTTGGGATCCGTATCTTCTCTCCAGGGAAGATGAGGTCAGCACCAGAAAGGGTCTTTCCTCCACCCGTCTTAAGGCTACGAACCTTTCCGTCCTTACCGATGAACAGGGACTGGTTAGCTTTAATCAAAGCCTGCGGGCTCACGTTGTAAAGCTTAGCGATACCGTAAACAAACTCCCCAGGCTTCACCGTGTGAACCTTGCCAGTCTTCTCGTCTGTGACTTCGACGGGAGTACGGTCAGGCTCCTCTGGGAGGGGGGCTTGTCGTAGGCTGACCTCCTCACTCTCTTCAGCGCCAGTAGCTATTGCCGCATCAAGGGGGGACACAGCCTCCTGAACAGCCTCATCAACCATCGCCCGTGGGGTGCCAAACTCAGGGCTTTCAAACTCCTTTGCCCTGTCAGCCATTCTCTGGAGAGAGGTGGGGGCAGGCTCCTCCAGTGGCGCACCAGCCATAGCGCTCAACGCAGCCTGGATAGCAGACGAGCCGCCTCCACCAGGGAAACTAGCCCCGATAGCTCCTGCCGCACTAGCGGCATCGGACACAGCGTCACCCTCAGGGGGGATGGTTGGACCTTCGGCAGCCGTCTCCACGCCTAAGCTTGGATAGGCTTTGCCGGACGCTCCAAGGAGTTCTTGTGCGTCCACGGCTCGACCCTCAGAGATAAGCCTAACAGCCTCTCTAAGTTGAACCTCTCGCTGGCTCTCTCCACGGGGAGTCGCTAAGGCAAACTCTTCTGGGGGGAGGGAGCCCACATCAACCACGTTAGGCGCTCTCCAGATCTCAGTAATTACGGGGTCTGGGTCAGGAGTGACAACGCCGACAGGGCGCGCTGGACCGTAAGCCACGCCAGGGCGAGGAGTCCCCAAGGCAAGCTCTTGCTGGGTGTACTGCCTTCCAGGGGGCCTATACCCAGGAGAAGTCTTAGGCCCTAGGAGAGGGGGAGCGACTGAGCCGTACACTGAATCAAGAGCCCTAGGCTCAACCTGAGCCTGGGATGTGCCAGGAACAAAGGCAGATTGACGTGGATCAAGAGCCCTAGGCTCAACCTGAGCGGGGGCATCTTCAATGGACACAACGCCTCCGCGAGAAGGAGGGAGTCTAAATCTATCCTCAGAAATGGACGCTACCCCCGTCCCTGGGCCGTAGGCAATCTGGTTTCTAAGAGCGTCCTCTATAGAGACCAACCCAGAACCTGCGCCATACGAAACACCACGACGAGGGACATCTCGCATAGAAACAACGCCAGAGCCTGGGCCGTAGGCAATCCCTTGACGAATGGCATCCTCAACCGACACAACACCAGACCCAGGACCGTAGGAAAGTCCTTGGCGATCAACGTCATCAACCGAAACAACGCCGCTTTCATCCCCATATGAGATCGAAGATGGGGCAGGCCCAGCAGCCTGAGTGGAGGCAGCTGTAACGACATCAGCAAGAGCAGCCTCAGTCGCGCCAGCTTGCTGAATCTGAGCAACGAGAGCCTCCTCATCCCCGTCCGACCAACTGCCAAGCTCCTCCTCCTTCATCCCACGCCCAAAGCGGGTTGCCTGCCCCTGCTCAAATAGCTCACGCTGCTGACGCATGCCCTCTCTCTGAGCACGACGACGAAGATTGCGGTCAATGCCAGACTCAAACGCCTCCATAAAGTTAGAGGCACCAGCCATTCGTAAGGCAGCTTCGTAATCACCAGCAGGGAGGATGAAGGGCATTGTTGTTCCTATTAACTGAAGGAGTAGTTGGAGAGGACTTCTGCGAAGCTGTCTTCTGAACGCCTCTTACGCTTAGGGTCTTCAACCCCACCAGTGAAGATATTGTCTTGACCAGCAAACCGAACGGCTTCAGGCAACTCGACTTCAGGCATTTTAAATCCAGCAGCTTGGCTCTGGATCTTAGAGATGTCCCCCTTAGCTACGGCAGACCCGGCACCAGCAGCACCCCCAGCCCCAGCACCAATAGCAGCCATGATGCCACCTGGGATCTGAAGACCGGGGATAGCCGACAAAGCCCCCCCTATCCCGCCAAGAGCAGCAGCAGCAGACCCAGCAATAGACGCGCCTGTAAGCCTCTTCTCTGCCTTAGCCTGCTTAGCCGCAGTCTTCTCAGCCAACATAGACGCTCCAATACCCTGAGCGTCCTGAAGAAGTCTTGCCTTACGTCGAGCCTCTGCTTGGTTGATTGCATCAGCGTCAGCTGAAGACATCAGACCACGAAGAGTCTCGCCTAAGCCAGACCCACCAATTCCGCGAGCAGAGGAGAGCTGGTCAGCATAGATAGCGGAGGCTCCACGCGCCGCGTCAGTGGCCTCCCTGCCAATCTGCATGCCCGTGCCCATAGCAGCTCGCTGGGCTCTCTGGATGTCTCTGCTAAGGGCCTCTTCGTTAATGCCGAAGGACCTGCCCCCGTCTCGTCTGTCTGGTCTGCGTGCCATTAGAAGCCACCCCAAGTTCCCGTTGTGTTGCTCCACTTGTTGTCTAAGTCAATGTCAGCCAGAAGACGCTCAGTAGCATTGTCTCCGCCAGACTCATAGGTGGGGCCTCCGAACATGTTGTTAACGCTCCCAGCCCCAACTCCCTCAGGACTAACCATGCTACGCATAGCCTGAACCTGTGGGCGAATTCCTCCACGACTACCCTGAAGCAGATCCCTCTCCAGCTTACGAGCCTCTCTCTGCTCCTTCAGCCCCTTAAAGTGAGCCTGCACTTTCTTGTCAGAGAAGATGCCCTCCAAGCTCCCAGCGGCCTGACCAACCCCAGCCATGACATTCCCAATAGCGCGAGCCTGTTGTTGACGAGCAGCAGACTCTGCAGCAGCGCGCTCCTGAATGCGCTTCAGATTAGCCGCCTCTCTAGCTCTTATGCGTTGTCCGCGAGCCTGAGCAACTATGTCTCCCAAGGCAGCAGCCCGAGAAGCCTCACGCTGACCAGCAGCTACAATCCCAGCACCAGTCAAACCAGTAGCCCCAATAGGAACATCAGTCCTACCCTCAAGGCGAGGGCGAGCAGCCTGCAATCCCAGCATCTCCTCTTCCCCAAACAGGGGCTTGTAATAGGACATGGGCAGAGGCTCAGTAAATCTGGTTCTGAATAGATCTTCGATAGACATGATGTACCTACTCTAGAAAGAAACGAGCGGAAGTGTAACGACTACGACTTCTTAGGTGGGCTAAAAAGAGCATCCCGTTATAATCTGCGTCCGACAGAGCGCGGTCTGAAGTGCCAGCAGCGCTTTCCGCATGAGCAGCAACAATGGTGGGTTCAACCGTTACAAAGATATCGTAAGCAGAGCCGTTAGGGTCAGCCCCAGAAACAGTAACGTCATCCCCAAGAGAAACAGATAGTCCGCGACGGTACCCCTTAGCTGCTTCATACGCCGCGTCACCAGTGGGGGCGCTGCCTCCCCCGTCCCACACCAGCACCTTCTGTCGCCTCCGCACAGTGTGAAGGGTAGTGGCTGAGGCGTGGGTCTCCCCAGCCTCCATGAACTTAAGCTTGAACTCAATGTCTAGGTCTGCCGTCCAGATTTTCCTTGTAGTCGCACCCTCTTTGATCTCCTGAGACACCTTAATAGACTCAACCTCAATGAAGCTATTAACCTTGATGACCCCGTCCCTGCTAACCACCACGCGAGTAGAGCAGCCATCCACTGTGTACAGGTTCTCACTAGACCCCAGAGAGTAATCCGTTGGCTTAGACCCTGCTGCTCCCCCCCTACCAATAGCCACCCAACAAGCAGGCTCTTCGTAGATAACCTGACTCTCCCCAAAGGTCTGGGTGAGCGCACCTGGGTGGACGCTCCGGTAAGTCAGCGTGTTGTCTGTAGGGAAGTTCGTGTCGTCTACAGCGTTGACAGACTCAGCGAACCTGTCAAAGGAGTCCTCCACCTGAGTCGCCAGGAAGGGGTTGCCGTTAGCTATCCCCGCATCAGGGCCTTGATATGTAGTCATCGCGCAATCACCAGGGCTGTGATCGCTCCAGAGACCCTGCCATCGGCAGAGCCGTTGGAGGTCAGGTCGTAAACAAGCGGAACACCAGTCTGCCCAAAGGACTTAGCCATTACCCTCGCATTGAAATAGGTAGACGACGCAGCTACAGGGGCAAACCCAAACAAAACCACTTCAGTCATTTCAGCAAAGACATTCGCAGAAGAAGACCCAGGAGTAACGTAACGAGTGGTTGAGGGGACCATCCCGGCCCAAGGTAAGATCGGAGTGTGTGACTGACCGAAGTCTAAGTAAAGGCCATACACATCGCTGGCAGTGGTGACGGCTATCGGAGTAGTGGCAGCAGCGGTGTTATAAACGACAAGCTCCGCAACAACAAACACCACAGTGTCCTCTTGATAAAGAGATGGTGGTGGGTCAACCACGTTTCCAAACCGGACCACCTCTGTGTACGAAGAGGGGCTTATACTGAATGCGCTGAATTCCTTACGCCACACCTTCTTTACTGGGAGCGTCGGAGAAGAGAGCGCCTTGTCAAGTAGGTGCCGTGTGTTGACAGCCCCAGGCTCTAGGTTGTCATCCCTGAGGTCGTTAACAATATCCTTCAAAGAGTTAAAGTCAGCAGCAACGTCGGACGCAGAGCGAGCGCTTCTAGGGAGGATTAGTTTAGAGAGGCCAGCCATTACCGCACAAACCCATAAGCGCAGATCACGGTATCGCTGACGACAGACGCAGCCTCCCCATCAGACCTGTCTCGTACCTGGACTCTGATTGTATGGTCTCCAGCCACAAGAAGTGGCCTAGCAGAGATGTGAAACGGCAAGTACCCGTGGTTAGTCTCAGAGGACACCGTGACGAAAGCGTCGAGGGGAGAGCCCCCATCTAAGATTCTAATGTCGTAGATAGATGTGCGAAACAGACCATCGTTAACAGTCGCCTCAGCGGCTATCCGTATCTGCCCGTTAACCATAATGGTCATCTCAGCAGCCTCGTTTAAGGATAGGCTGTCTAAAGAGAGCTTCACCCCTGAGGTGGTCTCAATGTACTGCCAGAACTTACTCTCGGCACGCTCCTCATAGTCCCCGTCCTCAGAGGCAGCGGGTACGTCTAGCGTGTGATCGGAAACCTGATTAGTGAAGTGCGGAGTAGCAATAGGGCCAGTAGGTGTGGCTGTCACCTTTCCCACAATGCTAGTAGAGGACTCCCACTGTTCCACAGGGTGAGCAATCTTCTTCCACTTAAGCGTGTTGTTAGAGAGGTTGTTCTGATCAACGTCATCATGCACAACAGCTATTGCACGATTGAACTCACGCATCAGCGCATCAGCGTCAGCAACAAGCCCATCGCGAGGCGGCTCCTTAACCACATACTTCATTCTGACTCGTCCTCCAGAACAAGCACTGCGCGCCTAATCGCACCAGAATCCTCAAGGCTCTTTATCGAAGACCCACCAACAGTGCGGAGGGCCTTATTCACAGCCTTGAGCAAGTCTCTGTCTAGATTCGCCGTCGAGATCCCAGTGTCAGAGTAAACAGCCGCCCGGTAGAGCTTGTCTAAGAGCCTGTCATCGCTCATCGCTTAGCACTCCCCTCTGCTCTCTCGCCATAGTCGTCAGCAACAACCTGCCACCCAACTAGGCGGAACGGGGTATTTAATTCGTCCGTTTCAAACTTAAACCTAATTGACTTAGCGATAATTGCTTGAGGTGTTCCCTCGCCCTCAGGCAAGTCAACGAACTTACTGACAAGCCTGCGCTCATCCCAGGTCTTGGTGGTGTCCCAGTTAACTGCAGACCCCCACTCCACCGCATCATCTGCGTCCACCTTCACTGTCGTTGAGCCGGATGCCGTCCTGTCGTCCCAGTCCGTGTACCAAGACACGTTCATTGAGATGTCCCCAGTCTGGATGAAGTACAAGAGAATCTTATAGAAGCGCTTGTCGCTATGAGGGTTCTTCAGCTCAAGCCACTCAGTGGAGTAGCTCCCGGTGAAAGCCTCCCCATCGAGGTCGTAACCACATCCCCAGAGGAACAGGTTCGCATTCCCATCTGAGTCTGAATTAGAAGCGATAACAACCTCACCCTTGTATGGGATAGCAGCCACAACAGACCTGTCCTTAATGATGGTGAACGCACCAGTGTCTGTGTGAATCACCCAGACCTCGTTGTTCTCCACACCAGGGTTCCCGTTAACCGAAACGTAAACACGGTTCTCCTGCCTGTCAGCGAAGACAGTGGCCGCTTCTCTAGTGTGCTTGGGAAGCTGCTTCACCATCTCATCTAAGACTGAAGAGAGCCTCTTAAAGCTGGACCCGTCAAACAGGTGGAACCCAACGTCAGACATGAAGTAGGTGTTGTTGTCGAAGCTGATTACAGCCCTGTCTGTGACTGCGCCAAAGGTGGACTGCAGAGGAGTAATGATTGGGTCGTTGGTCTTACTGTGCGTAAGGAGGTATGCGCTGTTCCTCTTAAAGATAATCGCGTAGTCCTGAGCCGCACCCCAAGCTGTGATCTCATCTCCGTCATTAGAGTTGATCTCAATGAAGTTCGCGACAGAGACAGCCTCTGGGAAGTTCACCTTGGAGTAGTGGAGAAGAGAGTTCTCTCCTCTGTAATAAACCCGCCCCCTAAAAGAAAAGGCCCAGCGCGCAGAAGGCGGGGGGTTGTTCTCTCCAGGGGACGGGGCAGGAGTCACTGAGGCGGTTGCGACCCGTCTAACATCGAAGTGAGTGTTCGATGCCACGCCTAGCCTGCGAGGCAAGGCAACAGGGGTCTGCCCCCCAACGCTCCTGTAAAGAAGTCTCTGAACAATGTCGTGCTGATTAGGTGGATCTCCCAGCCTAAGAAAGGAGACAAGTCTGAGGTTCTTCTTGTCAGCGTCCCTAATGACATTCGACAGCGTAATAGGGGTCGCGCTCGCTGTTCCATCAGTAGAGTAAGATCCCTCAGTGGTCACACTAACTGTTGACGCTGCAGTCGTTGGGCCAAGGGAGTCTGGGAGAGACACGGACGTATCAAATGACCTCTTTGCATCAACCCCTAAGTAGTCATTCAACACCAGTCTGTTAGACACTGCAGACAGGTTTGACTCCTGTCCGTACATGTTCACAAAGGTCTGATAGTACTCAAGGTCTGCGGCAGTGGCGTCGTCCTGATCGAACGAGTGACTCTCCCAAAAGTCTCCCACCACCACTGGCTTATCTGTGGGACTACTCCCCTCTTTATCCCCCTTGCCGAGAATAACAACGGCTTGAATGGGCTCTGGGACTTCCTGAATCCCCACCATAGACAGGATGCGACCATCCCACTTCCTGGGACGCATTCCATCCACAAGAATGAGCATGTACGCACCCACATCAACAAAGCGAGGGTAGAAG